TTATCCATCGCCGCAGAGGCGCTGGCGTGTCGCGACCGGCATATGCCGGTCGAATGAGCTCGCGTAGCCGTTCGGAACGCGTACGATCGATGCACCGCTGAGGCTGTCGAGCGCAGTCAGGTCGTTGACCGGCATGTTGTTGCACGTGCCACCGTCGACCATCGAGCCGCCGGCCACCGCGACGGGTGCGAACACGATCGAGATCGATGCGCTCGCGCGCGCTGCCAGCGCGATCGGCACGTCCGGCGTCGCCTCCTTCGAGAACTGGAGCTCGCGCTTTGTCAGAAGGTTCGCCGCGTTACCGTCCGATCGACGTCGAGCTGCACGAAGGTCTTCCCGTTCGTCGCGTCGAGCAGGTACTGCAGCAGCGCGTCGCCGGTGCAGAGCGCCTGGTGTCCGATGCTGGCGTGATCCACGTCAAACGTGCAAAGAAGCGCGGTGAGGTAATCGAGCACATCGAAATCACGCTGGCGATGTCGGAGCTGCTCGCGCGCGCCTGCGCGCCGCCCGCAAGGATGAGTGTCCGGATGTGTTCTCGACCCGGTAGGCGACCCACCACAGACCGGCCGGCTTCAAGACCGAGTGGTCGACGGTGATCAGCAAAGCGCTCGTGCTGAAGAAGATCGAAAGCGGTTCGCGCTCCACGACCTGCGCGCCTATTACGTCACCAGACACAAGGCGGAACGCGGTGCACTGCCGGATCTGCATGCGAATCCGGCGACGACCGCGCGCGTCTACGATCGCGCGAAGATCGTGAGGCGCAGGGGCATGTAATGCCCATTTCGGGAATTCCAAAGCAAAAACGGCACTGGATAAAATCTCAGTGCCGTTCGCTAAAGCTTTGATACCGCTGGGAATTCTGTGGGGTGGCTGATGGGACTCGAACCCACGACAACAGGAATCACAATCTTAGTGGTCAATCGTTGTCGGGTAAGGCTTGCGGCCTATGATGTGGAATATTTCACCTGAAGCAGTCGTTGATTTTTCATCGTTTTTGACAGCACGTTCCACGAAAATTTTACAGCGTGCTCGGTCCGCAGCTTTCGTCCTGTTGGGCCGACTAATGAGCCGTGTCGAGAAATGAACGCTATGGCACCTTCGAGTGAGGTATGCGACGAACTCATGATAAATGGTCCGGATGAGCGACGCGGGACTGCTCGGACGTTCCGTCCGGACTTTCAATTCCGCACGGATCGGCGTATAAAAACGCTGCCGAGGGGAAAAAATCCAAGACCGTACCGAATCGGGGGAGACATGCGACAGACCGTAAAGGCCTTAGATGGTCTGCGCGGAGCGGCCGCGCTTCTGGTCGTTTTTTACCACGTCGATCTGGATTTTCACCGCCTGACCTACGCCCGCGGCGGCTACCTCGCGGTCGACCTGTTTTTCGTCCTGAGCGGATTCGTGATCTGCGGCGCCTACGGCTCGAAGATGGCTGACGGGCCCAGCCTGTGGGCATTCATGCTGCGGCGGTTCGGAAGGCTGTGGCCCGCCCATATCGTCACGTCGTTCCTCAACTACTGCGTGGCGAACGTGGTGATGGGCATCATCGCATCATTCTCGCCGGGACACGTCGCACCCAAGATTTTGCCGACCGTTCAGGAAACTGCCTCGTTGCTTACGATGTCGCAAGGTCTTCACCTGTTCGATCACGTCTTCTCGACGGGGGTCAGCTGGAGCACCGGCGACGAGTTTTACGTCTACATCCTGTTCGGCGCGCTATGCCTGTTCGCGCGCGGCAAGCTCCGTCTGGCGGCGTTTGGCGCGATGGCGCTCATCGGGTACGCGGTGGCCGTTTGGGCGTCGTTCGTGCCGCACCACTGCGCGGCCGGCTACCGCTGCATGGACCTGAGCTACGACTACGGCTGGGCCAGGTGCCTCGCTGGCTTCTTCATCGGCGCCCTGCTTGCGGAATTTCGCGATTCCGCGCCGGTTCGCGCGCTGCGCGCGGGCCGGGCGCAATGCATCGCGCTGGCGGCGGCCGTCTTCGTCATCGCGTTCGCGTTTCAACTGCCCGGGCTGGTTTTCGTCGCACCGATCGCGTTCGCGCTTCTGGTCGGCTCGCTGTCCGGCGATGCGGGGCCGGTATGCGCCCTGCTCCAAACGACCCCGTTCCAGTACCTCGGCCGCGTCTCCTATTCCCTCTACCTGAGCTATGGCGTCTTCGGCGCGCTCATCCACGTGGCGGCCGCGTTTCGCTCGCCAGTGGATCAGATGATGGTGCTCGCGGTGTTCTTCTACTTGTCGTTCGCGCTCGCGCACACGCTTTACAACCGCGTCGAAGCGCCGTGCCGCGTGCGCTTTCACGCGCTGGCGGATCGAATCAGCGCGAATCCTGCGCGCGCGGCGTCAACTGGCTGATATTCGAGAGCGCGGCCGCCGTCACCTGATACCCGTCGTCGTACAGGCGCTGGCGCGTCGCGACCGCCATGTGCCGATCGAACGAACTCGCGTAGCCGGTCGGCACGTGGATGATCGTCGCGCCGTTCCGGCTGTCGAGCGCGACGTGCGTCGCCTCGCACGCGGCGAGCATCAGGTCGATGATCCGCGGTGCGAGCGTCGCGAGCCCGTACGATCCGGGCGGCAGCGGCGCATCGTCCGACACCAGGTAGATGCCGACGCGCGGCACATCGTCGACCGTCAGGTCGCTGACCGGCATGTTGTCGCACGTGCCGCCATCAACCATCAGGCCCCCGGCCACGGCGACCGGCGCGAACACGATCGGGATTGACGCGCTCGCGCGCGCTGCCAGCGCGATCGGCACGTCCGGCGTCGCCGCCTTCGAGAACTGGAACTCGCGCTCCGTCAGCAGATTCGCCGCGATCACCTTCAGGTCGACGTCGAGCTGCGCGAACGTCTTCCCGTTCGTCGTGCCGAGCAGGTACTGCAGCAGCGCGTCGCCGGTGCAGAGCGCCTGGTGGCGGATGAGCGCCCACGGCGAGAAGCTCATCATCCGCGACCAGTCCATCTCCATCAGCAACTGGCGCATCACGTCGAGCGGCATACCGCTCGCGAACAGGCTGGCGATGATCGAGCCGCCGGACGTGCCGGCGAGCTCCACGACGGTGTAACCGGCGTCGGTGATCGCCTGCAGCGCGCCGAGGTGCGCGCCGAGGCGGAAGCCGCTGCCGCTGAGTGCGACGCGGATCGGCTTCATTGCGGCGCGCCTCCGGCAATCGGCGTCGACGCGGGTACCGGCGCCGGCGCAGCGGCCGCCGGCGTCGTCAGCACTGCGAGCGCGGTGTCGAGCATCGCCTTCGCCGTGCCGATCGCGAGGATCGCCTTCGTCTTGTCCGCGTCCGGCAGACCGGACAGCTTCACCACGTCGATCAGCGCGGGTACGGCGGCCGCCGACAGCGTCTTCAGGTTGAGCTGCGTCACGGTCGCGCCATCGGCGCACACCTTGTCGACCGCCGGCTGGATAGTTTCGGTCAGCGTTTTCTGCGCGCCGCCGGTGAACAGGCCGGCAAGCGCGAGCGTGCCGACCTCATCCTTGATGAGGACGCAGCCGGTCGCGCCCATCTGCGCCGCCGACTGCAAGGTGATCGGCGACTGCACTGCGGTCGAGAGGCCGGCGCAGCCAGCGAGGAACACGACAACGCCTGCCGCGAGCAGCATGAGGGTCTTCTTCACGGGAAACTCCTTACTTGGGGGAAAGCTTGATTGCGGCGGCTGCCGCATTGCTGACGGCCGCCGCGACGTTCGAGACGACGGCGCCCTGCGCGGCAGCCGGCGCAGTTGCGCCGACGCCGGATTCCTGGAAGTGGACAGTCACGACGCCGTCCGGCGACGTGGTGACGTCGAGCGCGAGCGCGGCGATGTCCTTGCCATTGAAGGCGATCGCCTCGCAGCAGACCATGCGGCCGACGCCCGGCTCGTAGAACGGCCGTACCGAGTACGTCGCGGTGCCGGCGCAGCCGGACAGCAGCAGCGCGAGCGCAGCGGCGCGGATCATTCCTGCGCTCCCGCCTCGCGCGCGGCGGCCGCGGCGGGTGGTATTGGCGGTGGCGCTTGCCGCACGGGTGGCAGCGCCGGCGCATCGGGCCCCGCGCGGCGGTAGCCCGGCAGCTGGTTGATGCCGTGCCAGCCGACGATCGCGGCAATCAGCCCTTGAATCGTCAGGACCAGTACTTGGTCGTGGATGCCGACTTTGTCGAGCACCGCCCACATGATCAGCAGGAAGCCGACGTACGCTGCCTTCGCGACGCCTTCGAGATCGAGTTTCATGAGCTACTCCCCGTCGCCCGTCGGGCGGTTGGTGATCTTGCCGTTCCATTCGGGCGCATCGGTGCCGACGTCCGGGTTGAAGCTCCGGAAGTTCAGGAGGTGCCCGAAGATCAGATGGCAGTTGTGGCCCGGCGCTTCGCAGAGCGTGATGAGGTTGGTAGGCTCGAGCTCGAGATCCGGGTGCAAGTGAAACGGCCGCCGGTGATGGACCTGCAGATGGGTCTTGCCGCCGCACACCTCGCAGGTCGGGTGAAGCTCGAGATGCTGCCGTCGGACTGCCGGCCAGTGCGACGAGCGCTTCGCCGAGAGAGGATGCTTTCCCTTCGCGGCGTCGATGAGGTGCTTGATGATCTTCATGGCCGTAAACGAAAAAAGCCGCCCGAAGGCGGCAGGAATAATTTCCGGAATATTTCGTCGTGCGTTTCGTCGTTCAGGCGAGCCGGAGCGCAGCGCGCGCGGCCTGATACAGCGCGTCGCGCTGCGTCTTACCTTCCATCGCTCGATTGATGCGGCGCGTGACCGCGTCGAACGATCCGGCGTCGGCCAGCGTGTTGCAGCCGTTCGCGAACCAGTACCAGGCGGCCGCGAGCGCGGCGACGCCCGGATCGTTTCGGACGATGTCAGGGTTGTGGACCGCGTCGACGTTGCAGGACGCTCCGAATGCCTCGAAGTTGTCGTGGAACGTGAGCTGCAGCATCCCCGACCCGCGATAGCGCCAGCCGTCGCCGCTCGCCGCATCGCCGTTGCCCATCTGGTTCGCGTAGACGATGCTCGCGATCTTCTGCTGCGTCGCGATCGACAGCGGCATCGCGCCAGGCTTCCTGCCCAGCGACGCGGCAAGTTCGGGCGTCATGCGCCGGAACGTCGCGGTCAGGCCGGCGACGCTGTAGTTGAAGGACTCGGCGAACTGCGAGAGCCCCACCGATTCATGGCCTATCTGCGGCAGGAATGCGGCGAGCCTCGCCGGCGTAGCGCTGATCGAGAAGCGATCGCACGCTGCCTGAATCGGCGCGAGCATCGCCGCTGCGCGCGCCGGCGCCGCGCCGCAACCGCGCGCGATGATGTCGGCGGTCAGTTGCATCGCTGGCCTCCGACGATCTTGCACGGGATCTCGGCATCCTCGTCGTGGAGGTACACCGCGCAGAGGCGGTGATATCCGTCGGCGATCACGAGACGACCGCTTTCGCCGCGCACCAGCAAAATCGGCGATAGCGAGCGGCCTGAGCGGATCTTCTCGCCGTTGCGCTTGACGTGGTGGTTGTCGCCGCCCAGCAGCGGCAGCCGCGCCGCGCGGAAGATGTCCTTCGCCTTGAAGCGCTCGACGCGCGCGCGGCGCAGCGCGCGGGCGAACGTAGCGGCGCGCCGCGGAACCATGACGAGGCTCAGGTACGATTCGGCCGCTGGATAGTCGTGCTCCTCCGGCTGATCTAGCCAGACGATGTCGTGTCGCTTGTCCATATCAAAGCCCCAGCACCTTTGCGACGGCCATCAGCCATCCGGGTAACCGGCCGTTCGCGTTGTAGTAAAAGGCGGCGTAGAGCGCGCCGATCGGCAGAGCCACCCACTTAAAGCCGAAGCGCCACGCAGCGGCCAGTCGACAGAAAAATCGCGCCGCGCTCGCGCCATCTTTCATGAATTCTCGAACTGCTTTCGTGTCGCGCTCGACGTCGCTTGTCAGCACGGTGTTTTGCGCGATCGCCTCGTCCTGTCCGCTCAGTCGCGTATCGATCGCGTCGAACTTTTCTCGGATGGCCTTGAACTCTGCGAGCACCACCCGCCGAAACTCCTCATCTGTCGCCGGCACTTCGAATTCTTCGTTCTGCATGTCGACCCCGTAACGAAAAAGCCGCCCGAAGGCGGCTGTTGGTATTGACTGCTTTGGATATGAGGCTATGCGGCGAAATTTGCGGTCGTGGCTGCGGTCTTCGTTGCATTGCGCCCGTCAGCCCTGCGCGTAGTGGAAGACGGTCAGTGAGTCCACATAGGACGAGCTGGTCGACTGGCGGTCGCTCGCGCTGACGAACAGCCCGCACGTCGACGGCGTTCCGATGAAGTCGGTCGCGCTGATCGAGAAGCGAAGATTGAACGTCTCGCCGTCCGTGGACGTGTAGAACTTGAAGTTCGTCCCGTCGTACTTCAACTGCAACCAGCAGGGGGCCCCGATCGTTACGCCGCCGTCGATGACGGTCTTGGCGCTGAACGTGTTGACGTTCGTCCACTTGTTGTACGTGCAGTTCGAGCTGCACTGCTGGCCGTTCATGTCCCACCCGAACCTCACCAGCTTGTTCGCCGAGTCGCTGACGGTGAGGCCGGCGGCGGCGTACGAGGAGTAGGCGCCCGCGCTGAAGCTGACCATCGCCGTGATGGTCCAGGAGCTGCCCACGGGCACACTCTGGAGGGCCTGTATCGCGTTGATGCCGTTGGCGGTGTTCTGCGGCGCAGTCAGCACGAACCCGCGCCCGGAAGACAGCGCGGTCAGCGCTCCGGCGCTCCCCATGTCGGTGGACCGGCTTATCGTGAACGCAGACCCGTTGCTGTTGTTCGCGAGGTAGTAGCCCACGGCATCCTTGACGGTGCCGGAAGACCCCGTGCCGCGCCGGGTGAACCAATTCGTGCCGTCGGTGAACGCCCGCACGCCGCCGAACTGGCTCAGCGCGATGGTGCCGTTCGTGACGCCGTCGAGCTGCGCGCCGCTGGGCACGGCGACGGTGGTCGTGCCGGTGCCGATGCTCGTCAGGTCGCAGAACCAGCCGTTCGGGAAGTTGCCGCTGGAGCCGGTGGCGGCCGGCAGCGTCTGCGTCACCGAGCCGGACGCGTTCGTGATGATGGCAGCACCGCGGTCGCCGGTGACGAACGTGTGGGCCGCGGTAACGACCGTGGGCAGCAGGTTGGCGCGCACGCCGCCGCTGCTCGTGATGTCGGCATTGGAGGCGAGCGTGGTCTCGATGCCGCCGGAGGCAGCGACGTCCGTGACCGTCCCGCCGCCCCCGCCGCTGCCCGGCGGGACGGCCCACGTGGCGTCCTCGCGCAGGAACTTGGTCGAGCCGGCCGTCGAGCCGGGATCCGGCACGGCCCCGGCCGCGTGGCTAGAGCCCGATGCCACGAACACGGGCAGGTCCGCCGCCACCAGCGCGCGGAACGTGGGCGCCGCCGCGCCGCCGCTGGTCGGGCCGGCCAACACGTAGTTCGCGGTCTGGTTGCCCCACGAAAACGTCAGCGTGCCGCTGCCCGTGACGGGCGAGCCGGTCACCGTGAACTGCGACGGCGCGGACAGGCCGACGCTGGTCACGGTCCCGGTTCCGCCGCCGGTCGCGGACGGCTGGTAGCTGCGGTAGTCCGTGTAGCTGGTGGCCGTCGACGCGTTCGTGACCACGGAGTACAGCGGCACGGACCCCGCCGGGAAGCCGGTCGTGTTGGCCGACACTGCGCCCGTGGTGGCGTTCGCGTAGATGTAATTCGTGGCGCTCGCAGTCAGCGTCAGCGTGCCGTTGCTGATGGCGTGGTTCGTGCCCGTGTTGTCCACGAAGTTGCCGCCGTAGTAGGCCCACGTCAGGCCGCTGGTGGCGGACGCGTGGCGGCCCCACAGGGAGCCGGGGCTGGCCGCGTCGAACAGGGCGTTCGCCGTGACCTCTTTGTTGGCCTGCGTGGAGCTGATCTGGTCGAGCTGCACCGTGCTGTTGCCCATCTCTCGTCACCTCGTAATCGTGGCCGTCGCGGTGAACCCGGCGACGCCCTGGTCGCTGTTCTGGTACACCTTGAACGTGATCGTGTTGCCCGTGTTGAAGCCGTCGGCCGTTATCATGGCCGCCGTGTAGGTCCAATTCGGCGTCGTCGGCGCAGTGAATGGGCCGGCCACTGTCAGCTGCCGCACGACCGTCGACCCGTTGAGCACGGCCACGTTGTAGCTCTCGGTCGACTCGTCCTGCGGGACGTCGGTGCCGCTGAGCCACCCGGTCTGCACGCGGGCCCGGCGCACCCATCTCAGTGTGATGTCGCTGGCCGAGGACGAGCTGCCCTTCGTGGCGGCGAGCTGCCACGGCATCAGCGGCTTGACGCGCGCCACCGACGGCGTGACCTGCACGACGCCGCCGGGCGTGTTGCCGAAGATGTTCAGCAGGAACGGCTCGAAGTACAGCGGCTGCCCTATGTCGGTCAGGTTGATGCCCGTCTGCGACAGCTTCGCGGGGTCGAGCAGGACGAAGTCCTCGCCGGGCACGTGGGAGCCCATCAGGTACTCCGTGCCCTTCTGCCCGCGCAGCAGCCCGGTGAGCGTGTACGCGCCGGCGCCGGTCTGGGTGGCAGTGCGGAAGTAGACCAGCTCGCCGCCGACATAGGCCGCGTTCGCGCCGTTGAGGAAGGACGCGTAGGAGACCGACGACAGCGCCAGCGACGTGTTGTACAGCGTCACCTGGATGGAGTTGGCCTCGTCCGGGATGTTGCCGCCCAGGTAGTTGCCCAGCGCGTTGCCAGTCGTGCCGATGGCGCTCTGCTGCGTGACGGCCATCAGCTGGGTGAAGTTCAGGTCATCGCGCGATAGATCGATCACGGCACCCGGCCACGTGCCGTCGAAGCCGCAGGTCGCCAAGTAGAGGCCCTGCGACGTGTCGGAGTCGCGCAGCGGCGGCACGTCCAGAACCCGCAGCACCGAGGGGCCGGAGTACGGCACGCTCTGCGCGGTGAAGCCCAGCGACACGCCTGACTGCGCGACGTAGGTCGCCGGGTTCGGATAGATCTGCGGCACACTCGGGTCGCCCCACATGCCCAGCGTGTTCTTGCCGTCGCCGGCCACCTTCGTGACACGCAGGTTGTACGCCGTGCCCGCCGGGCTGACGATCGACACGACGTCGCCGGGCTCCACGGCCAGGTACTTGAGCTGCACGGTCCACTGGAAGGTCTGCCGCTTGATCCAGCGCTCCCACAGCATCGTCTGCACGCGGACCTTGGCCTCGTTGTCGGCCATCACGATCGGCACGTTCGCCGACTCGTCGAGGTTCGACGTGGTGTTCGCCATCTGCTCGCGCTGCGTGCCGTTCTGGTAGTCGGCGTTGGCCGAAGCGTAGGAAAGCGTCATCTGGCGCGGCAGCTCGAACTCCTGCTGCACCGTCTCGGACATCGGGTTCTGCGCTGCCTGCGACCGGCCGTCTGGGTCGGCACCGAGGTCATCCCACGGGATGGTCAGCACCGGCGCGCCACCGCGGCGCACGAACTTCAGCGGGCCACCGGTGTCGCAGGCGTCGAAGAAGTATGTGCTCATCAGCGGTTCGAGCGCGTCGCGCGGCGAGGAGCTGCCGGTAATGCCGTAGCCGACCAGCACGTCGGTCAGCTGGGTCACGTCGAACTGCGACGTCTGCAGTCCAGCGTACTGGCACTCAGCCGACACGACCTGACCTACCGTGAGGTCGGCGCCGTTGGTGGACTGCACGATGGCCGAGAACGTGTAGCCCGACGCGAACTCCGACTGGTAGGCCAGCGAGGTTGACATGACCTTCAGCACGGACATGTTGCCGCCCAGCGAGGCTGGCATGCCGGTGTCGGATAGCGACGTGCCGTTCCACAGGTAGATATGGCCCGACGCAGCGATGTAAATCTGGCTGTCGCTGACGACCTGGCCGGTGGACGCCAGGTTGTAGGCCAACGCGTTCGGGCCGTCGAGCACTGCGACCAGGTTGCCCTGCAGGTCGAGCTTGATGAGCGAGTTGGGGTGCGCGCCGGAGCCGCTCGTCGGCGTCACGGCGTAGATGTAGCTGCCCGATACGCCGAGCAGGAACAGGCAGTCGCCGGAGTAGCCGCCGGTGGCGTAGGACGCGGGCACCGCGCTGCCCTGCACGACCGGTGTGCTGATGTACACCGGTCCGGGGTTGGCACCGGTGGTCTGCGAGTAGTAGATCTTGCCGCCAGCCTTCACCACGTTCCAGTTGCCGATCAGGCCGGTGCTGAAGCCGGTGCTGAGCACGCCGCCGGAGTTCTGCAGCCACAGCCCGTTGGTCGTCGCGATGCCGGGCTCGTCCTGCGACGCGCACCGCAGGATCGGGAAGACGATGAAGTACTGCACCGGGGCGCTCTGCCACTGGATGCCGTATGGCGTGAGCTTGAACGGCTGGAAGAAGCAGTTGTTGCCGGCGTTGCCGCACGACCAGCCATAGACGTTCCCCGCGGCGTCGATCTGGGTGCCGATGTGGTTCGTCAGGGTGCCGCCGGCCACGAGGGTCTGCATGGCCGGGGACCACGTGGCGTTCTGCGCGCCGGACACCACGTACGTCGACGCGCCGGCCGTGATGACCTCGAACGACAGGCTGGGCATATAGTTGCCCCACTGCTGCAGGTTCAGCTCGTTGAAGACGACGTACGCCAGCCCGCGGTAGGCCGGCACGTTGGCCGAGCCCAGGTACGACTGCATAGTCGGGTCGGCGGTCTGGCTCTCGTCGCCTGGGTAGACCGTGAAGTTGGTGACCATCTGGGACGAGCCCGAGATGGCCCTGAAGTTCGACGGGTTCGAGATGTCGTAGACCAGCTTGCCGTTGGCCCAGATGCGCGTCACCGTCTTGATAGGGCCGCGGCACAGCGCGACGGCGAAGCTGACGGTGGCGTACGACTGCGTCGGCCCCTTGCCGCCCGCGCCCTTTCCGCCGGCGCTCTCACTGTGCTGGTGCGCGGGGCCGGTCCAGATGACGTTGCCCGACAGCCGGTACTTGCCGTACGCCCTGGGGATGAACTTGCCGTACGCCGCGTCCTGGACGCGGATGTCGGGCAGCTGCGGCGACTTGTGCGGCGTGAGGATGGAGCCCAGCATGTTGCCGGCCAGGAAGCCGATCTGCGCGCCCAGCGGGCCGCCGAAGAAGCCGCCGACGATGGCTCCGGCGACGCCCAGCACCAAGCCGATTGACTGTCCCATGTCAGATCACCCCGGGGACGCGGCGCACGCAGACCAGCGCCGCGCGCCAGCGATCGTCGAGGTCGTGCTCGACGACCATGCGGCTCGGCGCGAAGGCGTGGATGATGCTGCCCGGACCCGTCATGATGGCCAAGTGGCACGGGTCGCTGTCCCACGCGAACACGGCGACGTCGCCCGCAGCGGCCACGTCTGCCGGCAGGGAGCGCGCGCGCACGACGTCGAGCAGCGACCCGTCGGGGCGCCGCGTGTAGCCCTCGACGTCCGCGACGTCCGCCCCGACCGCGCGCATGACGCAGACCACCAGGCCGGCGCAGTCGACGCCGACGCCCCTCAGGCGACCCTGGTGCTGCCAGCGAGTGCCGAGCCACGTCCGCGCCTCGTCCACCACCTGTTGCCTCGTCGCCACGTCAGCCTCCCTGTGCCCTGAGGATCGTGTCCGGGCCCGGAACGTATGGTTCGCCGCGGAAGTGCACGATGTTGTTGTACCGGTCCCTGCACGTGCCGAACTGCTTGTCGCAGCCCGCCACGATGGTGTACGCGTCGCCGACCTGGATCCTGTTCGCCGCCGGGATGCCGAGGAACACGGACCCGACCGCCGACGTCTTCACCGGGTACGTCTGGCCGGCGTTCAGGCCGCTGGTGAAGGTCACCTTGCCGTAGGCGAAGTACCCGACGGCGTACGCGAAGTTGATCCGCACGAACTGGCCGGCCTGCGCGCTGTTGAACGTGTAGAGCCCAGTCCCGGACACCGAGTACTGACCGGCGCCCGGCGACCCGCCGACGAGCGTCAGCTGGTTGCCGCCCGCGTCGAACACGCCGGAGTCGGACTGGAAGGTGCCTGACGGCGCGACCGCCTGCACCGTGTACGGCCCGGTGGTGGGCACGCGGTGGCCTACCGAGTCGACGAACTGCGACGTGGGCCCGACCTGGGTCAGCGACGTGTCGTTCCACTGCAGCTGGTTGACGACCGAGGTCACGGCGCCGGTGGCCGTGAACGGCGCGAGGTTCAGCGTGCACTGCGCGTCGCCGAGCGTCGCCCGGCAGGTCGGCGAGAACTGGTCGCCCTTGGCCTGCTGGAAGGTCTGCGACACGCCGCGGAGCTCCACCTTCCAGCTGCCGTTCATCAGGGTGAAGTTGCCGAGGTTGCCGTTCACCAGGTTAATCTGGCCCATCGTCAGGTCCAGGTAGTTCACGCCGAAGATCAGCACCGCAGCGTTGCTCCAGACGCCGGCCTCGATGTCGGCCTGCGTGATCGCGCCGCCCGTGGCGAGCAGCAGCCCGTCGACCTCGAGGTTCGACGTCGACAGGTCGGACGTGTTCTCGATGGCCGAGGCGATGAAGCCCGACGACGAGGTGTACAGCACCCCGCCAACGCCGAGGTTGGTGTCGTGGTCGGTAAAGCCGAACACCTGGCCGTCCTTGCGGGTGATCCGCACGCACGAGGCCATGGTCTTGACGTCCTGCAGGAGGAACTGGGCGAACGCCGTCGAGATGTTCCTCACACCCGCACCTCCACGATGGCCAGGGTCTGGAAGCCGTACAGCGCCGCGGTGCCGATGTCGATCTGCGGCATGAACTGGTCGGTGCTGAACCGCACGGGCGTGTCGAAGGTGCCGGTCCACGTCAGCGTGTCCGTGACCTGCGGGTACTTGGCCGCGGTGCCGCCGGACAGCGTCTCGCCGACCGTGTTGGCGGAGACCGTGACCGTGGTGCCGCTGATGGCCGTAACGGTGACCGCTTGGCCGTTGACCGCACCGTTGGCATCGCCCGTGACGCCGGAGAAGTACAGGCTCACGCCGACGGCCCAGCCGGCCGGCACGGAGGCGACGGTGAACTGCGTCGTGGTGCCGGGCGTCCAACCGGTCACCGCCGCCGAGCTGTCGGCCACGAAGGTCAGCAGGCCCGTCGTCGCGTCCAGAGTCGCGTTGCCGGCGCCCGATCCGATGGTCACCGGCGCGCCGTTGCGCAGGAACGAGGCCGATCGCGGCTTCTGGATCTGCCGGTAGTCGGACAGCGGCGCGGCGACGTACTGCTTGAACATCTGGTACGTCGGGACGCCGGAGCCCTTGCCGCTGGGTGTCGTCGGCGCGGTGTACGACGACACCGGCGCGCCCATGATGCCCTGGCCCTCGTCGAGGTAGTCTGTGTAGTCGCGGAACCGGAAGCCGTAGGCCTGCCCCTTGACGACACGGAAGAAATTCCGCAGCGCCTGCACCGAGTACTGGTCGGCGACGCCGCCGTTGGTGCGGAAGCAGTTCTGCAGGTCCCACTGACCGCGGCCGAACTGCCACACGATGTTGCGCTGCTCGCGGCCGGACGTGGAGCCCGACACCACGGTGTTGAACGAAACCCCGCCGCGGGCCCAGAAGGCCAAGTCGTCTGGGAAAGTCGGGGACTCCAGGAAGTTAGCCATGTCAGCCGTTCCTCTTCATCGCTTGGGACAGCGAGGCCCCTGCCATCGCCGCGATCTGGCTCTGCGTGCGCATGTCGACGCCGCCTGGGATCGTGAACTGGTTGTTGACGGTCAGGCCGCCGGAGTTGTACTCCGGCCGGTTGGCCCATGCGGGGACGATCGCTTCGCCCTGGTGGATCTGGGCGATCATGTCGTTCGGCACGTACGGCGTCCCGACGTCGAACGCAGCTAGGCCAAGGAGGGCGGACAGCCCCTCGGACGAGCCGTCGGCCATGGCGCCGCCAATGACGGCATCCGTCGACCCTGTCACCCCCGTGGCCGTGAACCCGAAGGCCCCCGCCTCCGAGCCACCGCCTAGGCCGCCGAGGAGCCCCCCGAGGCCGCCCAGCAGGCCGCCGCCGCCCGAGCCGCCGGCGCCGATCATGGTGGCGACCGTCATCTCGGCCACCGTGGCCGTCACGGCCGACAGGCTCGTCGCGTTCTGCATGGCGGTGTTCATCGTGGCCACGCTCATGGGCATCCCGGCGCCCAAGCCGCCGAGCACGGACGACCCGACACCATTTGTGACGGAGCGGGCCGAACCCTCGAGCCCGGTGGTGAAACCGAAGGCACCCGACGGGCTGAATCCGGCTCCCCCGGGGTTCCCGAGCAGCTTGGTGAGCCATCCGGTAAGGGTCGAGCTCGCGGAGGCCCCGTCGCCCCCTCCGATCGGCATCTCGAACAGCTGCTGGAAGAGCTTCTTCGAGACCATCTGCACGAGCATCTGGTCGATGCTTCGGGCGAAGTTGTTGAACGCCTGCCACGCGGTTTGCGTCCCGTCGACGAAATTTCCGAAGGCCTTGGCGAATCCCTGATCGATGGAATCGGCAGCGCGCCGCGCGTCAGCTTCGACGGCGTCGTTGGCCTGGATGCTGTACTGGAGCTGGCGCGTCGCCGACTGGTCACGGATCTGGTCGATCTGATCCTGGATCTGCCGTTGCGCTTGCACGGTGAGGTTCTTCTCGGTCTCGAGGCGCTGCTGCATGGCCTGGATAGCCTTGTCGGCCTTCTCCTGCTCGTACTGTTCCTCGAGCGCCGCGAGTTGCGCCTGCGTGATCCGGCCTTGCCGCACCTCTTCCTGCGCGACGAGAACCGCGCGCTTCTGCACCTCGTTGGCCTGCGACTGCTCGCGCTTGGCGTCGAGATCCTGCAGGGCCTTCAGCTCGGCGTCGATCGCGGCCCGCATCTCCTGCGAATTCTGCTGAACCGCTGCGGCGCGCTGGCGCTCCGCGACCGCCAAGCGGCCTTCGATCTCGACTTCCTTCGTACGCAGCGACAGTCGCTCGGCCGGGCTGCGGGCCTGCGCCTCGAGCGCGCGGGTCTGATCGAGCTGCGCCTTCATGACGTCGCGCTCGGCGTCCATGCCGCGCAGCGTGATCGCGAGCCGCTGCTGGAAGTAGGCCTGCAGCGAGATCTGGTTGGCCTTGTAGGCGCGGTCGAGTTCCGCCTGTTCGGCCTTCAGGTTCTCCTTCAGCAGGTTGAGGTTGGCCTGCGCCTGGGCATTCTCGAAGGCGTAGTCGCGCATCGGCGTGATCGCGCCCGGCGTCTTCTTGAAGTCGTGGCGGTCGTACTTCTTGCGGATGGCCTGCTCAAGCTCACCCTGGCGCGCGATCATCGCGCTGACGTCGTCGGGAATCGGCGTGCCCGCATCCTTGGCTGCCGCCTTGGCCTGGTCAATGGTCCTGCGGAATCGAGCGATCTCTTCGTTCGCGAGATGGACGTCGCCGCCGAGCCCCTTCCATTCGGCCCGCAGCGTGCGCACCGCTTCCGCGCCCTTCAACTGCACTGCCTCCGATTGCGCTCGGAGCGCAGCCGCACCTTCCTGTTGGTCGCGTTGCTGTTCTAGGCGGCGCAGGCGCATACGATCCGCCACCGCGTCGCCGCCGGTCGGCGCGATGCCGCCCTCGCCGCCGCCCAGCGGATCGACCGACGTCGTGTCGGCCAATCCAGACTCGATCTGAGCCTTCAGACGCATGATCTGGTCGCCGATGGTGACTGGGCGACCCCAGTTCATCATCGCGTCCCACGCGCTGCTCGCAGCGTTCCGGACGTCGTGCCATAGGCCAGGCAGATAGCCGAGCTGCGATGCCGTCTCATTGATCTTCGCAATGACCAGCTGAGCCGTTTCGGCCTCGGCGCGCTCCTTCTCGCCCTGCTCCTCGAGCATCCGGATGTGCTCGATCTGCGCCATGTTCGCGAAGTGGTACGACTTGTTGTACTCCATCGCCCACTTGTAGACGCCGTCGTCCATCTTCTCGAACGACTTCACCACCTCTTCGGCGGTCGCGTTCGAGAACTGGCCGATCTTCGCGATCGCCTCGGAAACCGGCTGAAGCGCCACGCCGGTGAAACGGCCGGTCGCGGCGACTGCCTGAAGCGCATCGCGAGCAGCGGTGATCTTCGCGCCCGTCGCGGCCGCGATGTCGTTGCCCATCGTAATGAAGCGATCGCCCGTCAGCCCCGCGTAGTCGCCGGTCAGGATGAGCTCGTCGCGCAGGTGGCTCATCTGGAGCGCACCGTGGATCGCTGCGGAAGCCATGATCGCCAGCGCGCCCGCGATCGTGCCGATCGCGAGGCCGGTCGGGCTCATGATCTTGCCCATCCAGTCCATCTGCTCGCCGAGGACCATCAGCGAGCCGACGAAGCGCTTGTAGTTGCCCATCATCATCTCGTGCCCGAGCACGAGAAGCTCGCGGCGCGCCGCGACGGATGAGTGGCCGAGGCGCCGGTGCGATTCTTCCTCGGCGGCGTTGGCCTGCTGGACGCGGCGCGAGACGGCCACGACTTCGTTGCCGTAGTCGTCGACGACGCCAGATACCTGGCGCACTGAACTGCTCATGCGGCCGGCCATGCCGTCGATCGAGCTCGCCATGCCGGTGAAACCGGCGGTCACGGCGGCGGTCGTCGCGCGCGACTGCGCCACCATCTGCTGCAAATCGCGCTGAATGAGCCCGATCGCGCGCGTGAGCGAATCCGCGGCCTTCGATGCTCCCTGCTCGGCACCGTCGGAGGTAACGGTGATCGCTACGTCAACGCGCTTGTCGTCAGACACGGAAGGTTTCCTCTCACTCGTCCAGAAGTCGGCCGCCCAGCGATGCGAACATCTCGGAAGGCTTGCCGGCGCCGTCGGCCGCCTCTGCCGGGGTGCCGCCGCGCGGCTCGAACTTCACGAACGCGGCAGCGCACCAGTGCAACGGCGGATGCTTCCTGAAGCCGCGGTACAGGGCTTCGACGCGGGGCAGGTCGAGTTCGTCGATGTATTCCCACGTCCAGCCTGTCGCGAGAGTCAGGTCGGCGTAGAGCTCGTCCCAGTCGAGGGGCTCTGCGCCGGCGCCGCTTCCCCCGATTCGATCCTCCCGGCCGCGTAGATCGCGCGCAGCACGACGGGGATAGTCGTTTCGTCGAGGACAGAATCGATCCAGTCGCGATCGAGGTCCGGCGTACCGCCGTGCTCGCGTGTCAGCGTCGCGCCGATGAATTCGGACAGCTCGTCGAGGTACTCGATGGTTCCGTCGCGGTGCTCCTGCTGCGCGTGCAGCCAGCGCTTGATGCTTTTCAGGGACGCGGGCGGGACAGGCAGCGCGCGGCCGCCGATCGTCACGATGTTCTTCATGGGTCAGTTCTCCACCGCGCAGCGACGCGCGGTAATGCGGTGGTACTCGATCTCGATGCTGTCGATGTCGAGCTGGTCAAGGAATTGCAGGATCACCTTGCGGTTCTGGAGCGCGGCGGTGCGCGTCTGGCACGGCGTGTATGGCACCGTCTCCTTCAACTGCCAGTTCGCCAGCGCGAGGCCGACCGCACGGAAGACGCGCTCGACTTCCTCGACGGAACAGCCGAGCGCGGCGGCCTGGGCCTCGGGCGTGACGCCGCACGCCAGGTTCTGATAGATCAGCTTCTTCGAGGCCTGGTCCATGTCAGCTGCCCTCGCCGAGGCAGATCGTGCCGAGCGTGTTGCTCGAATCGACGAACGCGCTGAAGTCGAACTCGGGGATGTTGAAGTCCTCGAGCTTCGTGCTGAACGTGTACTTCGTCGCGACGCACTGGTTCAGCGTCAGCGTGACGCGCTGGCTGTTGAAGACCTGCGACACGACCGACTTGAACGACGGCGCGGTGCCGAGCAGTTGGTTGCTCATCGTCACGGTTTCGCCGACCGTGTTGCTCGTCGGCGTGTACGTGTAGCTGATGCCGACGCCGAGGCCCGTATCCGCCGCCGCGAACGTGTAGACGCCGGCGGCCACCGAGTATTGCCCCGTGGCCGGTGCCGACGCGACGCGCGTCAGCGGCAGGCCGGTGGCCGCGTATTTCACGCCGAGGTCCGTCACCCAGCCGGCCGAGTTCGCGACCGTGACGGTGTACGGGCCGGTGCCCGGGATCGTGCCCGCTTCGTTGTCGGAGATGAGCGTCTGGCCGACGCTCTTCGAGATCCCGAAGAACAGGTCCGACAGCACGCGGCCCTGAAACTGCCCGGCCATCGCCTTGCCGGACACCTTCATCGTGCCGCGGCCGATCGCGAGCGGCAGCTGGTAGGAGCCGAACAGCTCCTTGACCGTCGCGTCGAAGCTGATGTCGGCCGACTGCAGCGCGCCGAAGCGGTTCGGCGTGGGATTGGCGTTGCCCGACTGGATGCCCCAGAAGGAACCGGCGCCGAAAGCGTATTGAGACATGGTGGTGCTCCTATGCGTGAGCCCCGAGCGGGCAAGAAAAAGGCCGACTCAAACGAGCCGGCCCGGGGGTACTGCGAAAGGTGGATCAGGGTTCGCCGATCAGGCGGCGAGCTCCTTCTTCAGCGCGTCGACGGCGCCGCGCACGTGGTTGAACACTGCGGTGTCGCGCGACACGATCGAGTCGTGGAAATTGGCGCGGAACCACGCTTCAACGAGCGCTTCGATGCGCGGGTCAAGCGCGGCCGCGCGCGGCGCGGCGTCTGCCGGCGCTGCGCCGTCCATCACGTCTTCGGTTTCCATCGCGGCTCCTTCAGTTGTTGGCGAGGATGTTCACGGGGATGATCGCGACCGCCTGCGCGCCGAGTACGCCTTCGTCGGTGACGATGTCGCCTTCGATCCAGCAGTGCGACACGGTGCCGCCGAGGGTCTGGAAGCCGGTCAGCCTATCCGGCGCGAGCGCAGCTTCGATTGCGTCCATGAACGAGTTGAGCTGCGTCGCCGGCGTGACGTCGTGCAGGTCGTTGCCCGTGTTCACGTACAGGTACAGCTCGCAGCGGAACGTGACGAGCGCCGGGATGCCCTTGCGCGGCCGCTGATGCTCGCGCACCTGCACCTGGAACAGCGCGGGCTGCTCGACCGCGTTGACGTCGCTCCAGTGCCGTAGCCGGCGCGACGTCGTCACGAGGCCAGGAATCGCGCTGATCTTCGCGAATAGCGCGGCGTAGATCGGTTCGCGGTTCATCGTTGCGCGCCCTCGGCGGTTGCCTCACGGATGCCGCGCAGAATGTCCTCGCGCTGGTCAGCGAGTGCCGAGCGCAGGAATGATTTCTCTGGGAGGTTCATCTTCATCGGGTGCGAGCGCACGGTCGCGGTGACGGGCGTCGTCAGCGGCTTGCCCCACGCCATCGTGACCTGCCGGACGTGTTCCTTCACTGTCACGACGCCCCGAAAGCCGTACTCGTGCGCCGCCGCATACTCGACGGGCGTGCTCACGATTCCGGTCACGGTCGTTTCGGTCGTCACGACGGCCTGATTGACCGAACGCCGCAGGCGCCCGCTTCGAACGTTCAGGACTTGGCCGCTCAGCTTGTCGGCCACGACGTGCGCCTGCAGTTGGATCACCAGCCGCTGCACGCGCTCGACGAGCGCGTTACGGACGTTCGGGACGATCCGATTGACGCGCGCGATGACCTGCGACTCGCCCTTGACCTGGCCGTCGATGTTCATACCGGGATGACCTTGCGGTAATTGTTCAGGATCGTCCGCACGCCGGCCGGCATGTCGGCGATCGAGAACGAGACCACCTCGCCTTGGATCGACTTGCTGACCTGGCCGAAGTGATTGCGGTCCGAGTATTTCAGGCCGATCAGTTCGAGCACCGCCTGTTCGATCTCGGGCGGCGTGCTCAAGAAGCCGGCCGTGTACGTGACCTGCACGCCGAGCGGCGGCCACTTCGGGAAATGGCCGTCCGTCCCGTTCGGGAATGCACTAAAGCCGACGTTGCCGATCAGGTACAGGAAGCGGTCGTCGAACGCGTAGCCGACCTGCACGCCGTCCGGCGACGCCGCGATCGGCACGCCGCGGATCGCGAGCGACGAGACGGCCGTGATCGGGTAGTTCGGCAGCGCGAGCGTGTTCGAGCCGCTGCCGGTGTGCTTCTCGGTGTAGGCGGTCGAGGCGATCGTCCGGTTCAGGTACGTCTGCACGAACTGGCTCGCCGCGGTCACGAGCCGCGTGAGCAGCACGTCGTCGCCCGCCACGCTCACGTTCAGCCATTGCTTCGCGTTCGCGAGCGTCGTCAGATCGCCGGCCGCCACGTTACGCCCCCGTACCTTCGCCCGCTGCCGCGCCGCCAGCGTCGCCGTCGGCGGCCGGCTCGTCCGCCGGTGCGTCGTCCGCCGGCACGATGCCGTGCGCAGCCGCAACGTCGGCAGGGAAATCGTCCGGCAGCGTGATGACGCTGCCCTTGCTGGCCTTGTACGTCTCGCCGCCGTGCGTGATGCCGCCGAAATTCTTCGGCGCCTTGAACTTCGCCATGTCGCGTCTCCGCTGAAACAAAAAAGGCCCCGACCGAAGCCGGGGCCAACTCGCGCTACTGCGTCGCTGCTCGATCAGCCGTTTGCGATGTTGGTGATGATCGCCATCGCGAACGGCGCGTACACCGCCAGCACTTCTTCCGCGTACACGCCCGACTGCCACATACGCGTCACGATCGGGAAGTCGAGCTGGTAGTAATCCTTGCGGCAGTGGATTTCCGCCACGTTGCTGACTTCGTTGTTCTGGTACCAGAGCGGCAGCTCTTCGCACCAGGCGATGATCGTGCCCGGCGGGACCTTCGGGTGCAGCATCACCGGAATGAGCTGGCCTCCGTTCGCCGTGAACGGGTTGAAGTAGAACGTCACGACACCCGACGCGGTGATCGCGTACGGCTCCTTCCCGGCGGCCGGCTGGTTGTAGCGCAGCAGCGGGCCGCTCGAGTTGTTGAGCACCTTGGCGGTGATGTTCATCTGCTCTTGCGAGTTGACGTAGATCACCGTCGCGCCGAGCTGATACGTGTCCCACATCGTCTTCAGCATCGTGTCGATCTCGACGACCGAACCGCGGCCCGACGCGGTCAGCGGCGTGCCGGTGCCGGCGGTGCCCGTCGGCATCACCTTCACGTACGCGCCGTTCGCCGGCTTGAACGCGGTCGTCAGCAGCCCGTCGAACGCCAGCGGGTTCGTCGAGTTGTCGGCCGTGATCGCCGTCGCGGCCTGCGTGCTGCTCGAAAGCGGCGCGGAGAACGTCGCGCTGTTGATCGTCGTGATCGTCTGCAGCTTTTCCGCGCCAGCGGTACCGACGTACCAGGCGTACGCGACCGCACCGTTCACGACCGGGACCGTCGCCGACAGGGTCTGGCCGAGCGTGACCGCCTGCGTGGTGTTCGACGACTGGTTCGACGAGCCGCCGGTGACGGTGTACGTCTGGCCGTCGGCGCCAGTGACGGTCTTCTGCGTGGCGACGCCGTTCGCGACCGAGCTGTTGATGAAGCCTTCCAGCGTCAGCGCGACGACGATCACGCTGTACGTCGCGGCCGGCAGGGTGGCGCCCGTGCCAGCGGCCGACAGCGTCGGGGCGGTCGGCACGCCCAGCGCCAGCGAGTTGTTGCCGCCGAGGATCGCGTTTTCCTCCTTCAGCATCGTCTTCTGCAGCAGGCGCATCGCCATCGTCGCCTTGACGTCCTCGAAGCCTTCGCCGGCGTGTTCGGCTTCGAACGTCACGCCGTCTTCTTCGCCGATCGTGACGTAGTTCGCGGCGACGGGTGCCGTGTTGTACGACATGCGGCCCGAGCGCTGACCTTCCGGCACCCACGGCGACGAGTCGTAGCCCGAGCCGATGATCGCCTTGACGGTGCGCCAGTTCGTCGCCACGCCGCCCTTTCCGGGCACGCGCGCGATCTTGTTGCGGAGGGGCGTCACGACCGGGTACAGGTTCTTCGCCGGTGCCTGCAGGTCGTACGCGACCAGGTTGTTCGCCGTGGTGATCGTCTTGCCCAAGCCGTATTGGCCCTTGACCAGCTCCAGCGTTTCTTGAATCGTCTTCGCGTCCATTTCTTCGACTCCAATGAAAAAGGCCCGCGCAATGGCGGGCCTTTCGGGGTGTGACGGATTGCCGGGCTACGCCGGCGGGTTATGGGTGGATGGGAAACTTCTGGAGTGGATCAACCGCGGAAGACGATCACGCCGCCATTCCGTCGGGCCTTCTTGATTGCGGTAGCTGCTTCGTCGATGCTGCCGTCCGCCTTTCGTACGGGTTCGACTTCCTCCTGCTGATCGCCGGCGACGAAGTCGTGGCTCTTCCCAATCGCGACCGCGACGCTGTTCAGTGCGCCCTTCGGATCGACCGGTGCCTCGCTCAGCTTCTTGACCAGCGCGGCCTGCTCGTCGAACTGCTTCTGGAGCGTGTCGCGCTCGCCGGCCAACGTCGCGACGGCTTTCGTCAGCTCGTCGCGCTCGAGGGCTGCCTTCGCGACCTGTTCGGTCGCCGTGGCGAGATCCGCGGTCAGCTTCGCGACCGACTCGCCGGCCGCCGTGAGCTTGCTCAGCGTCTCGGCGTGCGCGGCCTTCTCGGCGTCCATGTCGTCGCCGCCGGCGTCCTTCGCGCACTTCGCGCCGAGCTCGCCCATCAGGTCGTGCGCCTTCTGGATGCGCGCCATGTCCGCGCCGCTGTTGCGCGCGCCGGCCTTCGCCAGCACCTTCTCGAACGACTCGTGCAGGTGATCCCCGCCGAGCGCCGAGACGGCCTTGTGCAGGTTCTCGACCGCGGTCGCGCACTCGAAGTAATAGACGCACGGGGCGTCGACTTTGCCGTCGTCTTCCGTCAGCTCGGCGACTTCCTCGGCGACCATTGCGGTCAGCAGCTCGCCGCCTTGCTTCAGCCAGTCCATCAGGCCGTCCGGCAGCGTCGAGGCGGTATCGCCCTCGTTAATTTCCTCGCATTCGCTGGACGCCTGCAGGTAGCTGATCGATGCGAGCAGGCTGGCCAGCGACGACACCTGATACATGCCCTTGTGCAGCGCGAGCCGCGCCGCCATCGACAGGTTGTCCGGCGAGACGATCACCGGCTTGCCGGCCTTCGTGAGAACCGGTTCGGCCCACTTGTCGGCGGCCGACGGCGGCCCGTCCTTGTCGATCTTGTCCTTCCACGCTGCGATGATCCGGTCCTTGACCGTCTTCAGCTCGTCGGCGCTGTACTCGGCCGCGTTCTTCTCCTTGTTGATGTACGACCAGGCGGCGCGGATGTGCTCTTCCGTGTCGATCGGGTACTTGCTGTTCTTCTCGTCGGCGTACTTCACGTCGCCGTACGGCTTCTTCTTGTCGTCCTTCGCCTTCCGGATCGCATCGAGCATCTCGTCGAGCGACAGGTCGCCAGCCTTCGCGAGCGCCGCGACTTCATCGGAGAACGCGTCGGCGGTGACCGGCTCCGGCGCCTTGAACGCCTTCTGCATCACCGAACCGTCGGCCTTCTCGATGCTGAAGAACGACGCGGTCGGCACGCACGGCAGGTCGACCAGCGAGATCTCGCACGGGTCCGCCGTGAAGCGGCGAGCGTTCAGCTCGGCGTCGGCCCAGCGCTTCACGTAGTCGCCGCCGATCGAGAAGCCGGTGTACACGCCTTCGAGCACCTTCTCCCACTCGTTGTCGTCGACGACCTTCGAGCAGATGTCGATCGCCTTCTCGTCGTCGAGGAAGTCGATGCCGGTCAGCTTGCCGGCCGCGATGTTCGAATGCATCGCGCGCAGGTTGCCGAGGCTCTTGCCGTCGGTCGCCTTCGCGATGCCTTCCGACCACTTCTCGAAGTACGGCTTCGAGGTGGCGTAGTCCATGATCTCGCCGGCGCGATCGACGACTTCCTCCGTCGCGCGGCCGTACACAAGGCGCTTCTCTTCGTCGACCTTGGTCAGACGGGCAAACAGTTTCAGGGACATGGATCTCTCCAGTGGTTTGGCGTCGTCGCGCCGGGGAAAACTCAGTCTTTCTTCAGGACTGGCAGCGTCACGCAGCGACAGCGCGGGTGCGCCGGCGCGCCGGTGCTGCCGTTCGAAAACGTCTCGTCGAGGCCGACGATCTCGCCGTCGAGGTCCCGACAGAGGTCGCAGCAGCCAAGTGCCGCGCGCCACTGCTTGCCCTCGACGACCTCGCTCGCCTTCCAGCCGGCGATATTCCCGGCCGTGTCGGCGAACGCCGACTCGGTGCGCGCGATCAGCAGCGCGCGGTCTTTCGAGAACGCCGCGCCGTCCTTCAGCGCGCCGGCGAGCCGGTCGTTGCTCCAGCCGCCGCGCACTGCATCGGTAACGGTGCTGCGGATCAGCTCGCGCGTGCCCTGCGTGATCTGCCACTTCGCGTCCGGGTTCGGGACCAGCTTGCCGTCGGCATCCAGCTTCATCCCGACCATCTCGGCTGCGCGCTCCTTGGCCCACGCGGTCGCGTGCTCGGTCATCTGGTCATTCGTCTCGTCGCTGAACAGGTCGAGCTGCTTCAGCGCTTCCGTGCCGCCGGCGACCGCCACGCGCACCAGCTGATCCTCGACCTTCGGCGCGATATCGCGCCAGTCCGCGAAGTCCAGCTTGTCGACCGCCTCGTCAGCGCGAAACTTCGGATCGTCCTCGGCCATCTTCTCGAGGCCGAGCGCCGCGCCGAGTTGCGCCGCGATCACGCCGGCCTGCGCTTCGAGGAACGGCTCGAGGATTTCGGCCAACGCGTCGGCGCCGTCCGCGATGTGCTCGGCGTCCGGGTCAGTACCAGTCAGGGACTTTTTTTTTTCGAGATGCGCGTGAGCGTGCTTATCAGGAGCGCCCGGTTCGTCTTTCGGTGCAGCAGGCGCAGGCTTGCCGCTGGGAGGCGTGTCATCGGGCGGCTCCTCGCCGGGCGCGCGCGGCGCGCCGCCGGCATGCGCAGCGGCGGCCGACGCTTCCGCCGCCGCGCGCTGCTTCTCTTCCTGCTGCTTGTCGAAGTCCATCACCCCGACCGGGCCGGTCGCCGTGTAGACCGCGTTGCCCATGCCGATCGGGTCGTCGCCGTCTTCCTGGCGCGCTTCGTCGACCGACTTCGTGCCGTTGCGGACCTTGAGGTCCTGGATCTGCGCGGCGATCAGCGGGTCGAGCTCCTCGGCCTGGTCCCAGTCAAATTCGAGGTCCGTCCAGCCGAAGTACTTCCAGACGATGTAGTTGACCAGGTTGCGGATCCAGTTCATCCGCGGCAGCAGGCCTTCCTGCTTTGCCTCTTCCTTCGCGTTGTCGGCGGTCGCGCGGTTCATCTGCTTGATGAACGGCGTCGGCGCGGTCGAGAACGCGAAGCAGATCACGCGCGCCAGCCACTCGTCGTACTCATCCTTCAGCGCGAGCGGCTTCGTGTCGTGCGGCGCGATGCCGCCCGGAATGAAGCGGCCGGACTTCTTCGACTGCCCCACGGTCAGCGAGTCCCACCACGCCTGGAACTGCTTGATCTGGTCCGGCTGCCAGCTGTCCGGCACGCCGAACAGCAGGTCGGGCACGTTGCCCTCGGTGTAGTAAGACAGCTGGTTCAGCGCGCGGCGGATCGAGATGTTGACGGTCGTCAGCACCTGTTCGACCGGGCTGTACCCGTAGATCTTGTTCGTGCGCGGGTTGCGCGGCCGGTAGATCAGCTCATCGCGCGTGTAGTCGACAGCCTGGATGCCCTTCAGGATCTGCTGGTACGCCGGGTTCGGCGGCAGCGGCGTGCGGCCGTTCGGCAGGATGAACCGCTTGATCGTCGCGCCATCCATCGGCTCGAAGCCGTACCAGTCGGTGAGCGTGCCGCTCGGCGCCACGTCGCCGCCCTTCGTCTTCAGCGGGTACAGCGTCGGCGCGTCGATGACGAACAGGTCCTCGAGCAGCATGCGCAGCCACTCGTCCCAGGTGTGTTCCTTGTCCGGCATCTGGAAGAAGGCGGTCAGTTGCTTGCAGCGGTCGTCCGGCTTCTTCTTCGTGTCGATCGGCTTGAACTTCCACTTCAGCGCGGCGAGGTTGTCCTTCTCGTTCTCGATGACGAGGCGGAGGATGTCGCAGTTGTCCGCCAGCGCGCGCAGCTGGTCGAACGAGACCTGCTCGTACGTCCGCGCACGCGGGATCAGGTTGACGTTGACCGGGAAGTCAAACTGCCGCCCGCGCGTCTGGGCGCCGGGAAACTCGGTCAGCGGCGGCAGTCCCGGGCCCGGCGACATCCACGCGGTCGTCGTGCCCTGGATCACGTAGCGCGAATCGACGACGCCGTAGTTCGGCGTCTGGCCCGTGGCGCGCCCTACCATCGCGCTGTCGATGGGGGTTTGCTTGCCGCCGTCAGGCATGGCTCAGGCTCCGGGTCTCGGGTTGCGGGAGAATGCTGCGCGCGGCGATCAGGACGACGCGCCGGTCTGCGTGTGGCGCCACGCGCCGCCGTCCCACATCAGCTCCGCGCCGACCGTCGTGTCGTGGTAGCGCTGACCGACGCGCGGCTTGGCCGGCCGCGCCGACGTCGGGCCGACGGCCTGATCGAGCGTCGCGCCGGCCAGCAGCCAGCCGTTCGCGACGAGCACCTGCGCGTCGAAGTCCGGGACCGGGATCGGGTTGCCCGGCGTGGCCGAGTAGCTGCGGCCGTTGGCCGTGAGGGTCGTGCGCGCGCCTACCGGCACGTGAACCAGTACGTTCGGCATGTCCTGCTCCTGGATGGGTTACTTGTTGCCGCCGGCGGCCTTCTTCGCCGCCTCGGCCGCGGCGGCCTGCTGCTGCATGAACGCGAACAGGCCGGTGCCCGGCGCGATCTTGATCGCGTGGGCGTAGACCAGCGAGTCGCCTTTGTCCGGCGACCGCTTGATCCGCTTGATGATGTCTTCCTTCGCCTCGATCTGGATGCCGCGCGCGGTGAGCTTCCATTTCGGCGCGGTCAGGTCGGACAGCACTTCCGGGTCGGGGTAGATCGCGAGATCGTCGCCCTGATCAGGGTCCAGCGCCTCGCGCAGCTTCCAATACCACTCGGCCCGCGCGTTCACGAACGCGAGCTGGCCGGAGCGGTCCCGCGCGTCGGAGCCTTCGGAACCGTTCATCGCGACGGCCTTCATTCCGATCTTCTCGGCGAGCACGTCGTACGGCGAGGTGCCCACACCGCCGATGTCGATGTTCACGGTCGCGTCGTCGCGGCGCAGGTTGATCACCAGCGTGGCGACCGCGCTGCCGTTCGGCGTTGCGCTGCCCGGCTCGCACGTCGGCGTGTCGAAGTAGTTGTCGTAGCGCGGCGTGGCGACTGTCTTGTCCGCGCCGCCGCGCGCGACGTCGACGCCGATCGCCGTCATCGGCGTGGTCGGCTTCTCGCGCTGCTTCCAGCGTTCCTGCGCGGCCTTCACCCACGCGCTCGGGATCACCTGGAACGCGCTGTCCTCGCGGCCCGCCGCGAAGTCGCCCTTCAGCATCTTCGAGCGCAGCGGCTCGGGCAGCGCCTGCAGCCGCGCGACGTAGCTGGTGCCGGCGTAGTACGGGTTGTCCGTCACACGCGCCGGGATGAACGTGCGCGACTGCGGCGTGTACGTCTCGCCGCCGCGCTGCACCGGCGCCGGCCCGTCCACCTCGATGTGCTCGTCGCCGACCACGATGTACCAGCGCAGCTCGCCGGGCGCGGCCGGGCGCGGGTGGTTCGGATCGAGCCACGGCGCAAACCATTCGAGCAGCCAGTCGCCTTCCGGGTCGGTCGGCGGGTTCGAGCAGAGCAGCAGCTGGCACTTCTGCTTCGGGTCTTCCGACCGCACCCACGCGGACAGGAACTGGACGAACGCGGCGGGAAAGTTCGCCGCCTCGTCGAACACCAGCAGGTCGTGCGGCCGGCCTTGGTACTTCTTCAGGTCCTTCTCGTACTGCACCGAGCCGAACCGGATCACCTGGCGTTTGCCGCCGAACTCACATCGCCAGAACGCCTTCCCTTCGTTGAACGTGCCGTACGGGTCGAAGATCTCCTTCGACCGCTCGATCATGCTTTCCAACTGCGGGAACTCGCGGCGCAGGATCAGCGCGCGCTGGTGCCGCGTCAGTGCCTTGCCGAGCGCGAGGTCAGTCTTGCCGCCGCCGGCTGCGCCGCCGTACAGCACGATGTCGGCCTTGCAGTCGTAGGCCAGCGACTGCGGTCCGGGCAGCGGCTGCCAGTTAAGCCGATTCCTCGCCTTCAGCGTCTGCAGGAGCGCCAGCTTGTCGGCGGCGCTCCAGCTGCGCCAGCTCTGCTTCGATGGCTGCGTCGATGTCGGCGGCGTCTGCCGGGGTGGGAGTGTCGAGGCCACGGATCTTCCGGATGCCAGTGATTGCGAGCGCCGCCGCCTCGGTGATCACCTTGATCTCTTTCGGCTCGGTCGCGCCTTCAGCCGCCTTTTCGAGCGCCATCAGGCATAGGCGGTGAACCTTCAGTCCGCGCTCCATGTCGCGGATGTCGTCATTCGCCGCGGCGGCGATCTGCTCTTGTGCGCACTGCGCACCTTCCTGCGTACCGCCTTGCGCACCCTGCGAACTGGAAGCCATGTGCGCGTTCACGATCGCGCGCTTCGTCCCCGTCGGGTCGCGGCTCCAGCCGTTCTTCTTCGCCGCCTTCCGGATCGCCGCTTCGGACAGCCCGTGCGCACCGGCGATGGTGCGCAGCGAATCGACGCCGGCGCGGTACGCACCTTCGATCGCGATCCAGTCAACGTTCTTCGCAGCCACCGGGCTCTCCCCACGGTCCAACCACATCGGCCCAATCCTGCACACGTACCGAAGCGAGCATCAGGCGGTTGTACATGCGGCACAACCTACGACCGCCGTGTCGTTCCCCCAGAGCAAAGACGCCATCTCCCATCAGGAAGAGCGCCCACGCCGCGAGCCAACCGATCGCCTTCTTCATCACGTGTCGAGGTGGAAAGTTTCAGTGGACCGCCGGGCGTCGAGCAGAAAATTCTGCCGCCCGCCTGGCGTTGAAAACAAAAAGCCCGCGACCGGTTTCCCAGTGCGGGCGAACTCTGGTCCGAAGACCTGAGAGGAGACACGGTGCTAACGGAGCCGTTCCTGGTCCGCGAGAAGATTGTTGAGCCGCTTGCGCAATGGCAAGCGCTGGCTCTGCGCGCGCTCGATACGCCGGAGAACTTCGTGGAGGCAGCCGAGGCGTTCGGCAAGCAGATGATCAACGAGGTGGCTCAAACTCCACTTCGTGACGCAACCGAGACCGGAGCGTTCCGGGTATTCCGGATTGATCCGTTTGGCGTGCTCGACCGCATCCTCTTCCTTGCTGTAGATGCCGACCACCGCCCAGTCTTCAAGGCGTTCATGCCCAAAGCGAGCGACGACGTGGAAGTGTTGATCGCTCAAAGCAGCCCCTTCAGCTCGTCGACCAGCGCCTTCGCGTCGTCCGACAGCGGCAGGCTCGGCGCGCCGGCGATCGCGCGCTTCATCGCGTCGATGTGCTGGTGCAGCCACGCCATCAGGTTGTGCTCGTCGGTCTGGCCGGAGTCGAACGCGCGGCGCGCGAGCTTCTCGACGCGGACGATCAGCGGGATCGCAGCCACGACAGCGGCGACGGCCGCAACCGGCGCGTCGTTGGTCGCGTCGCCGAGCAGCTTCGCGGCGTCGGCTTCGAGCACTGCGCCAGCATCCGTCGGGAATGCCGGTTCCGTCGACGACGGCGCGGCGTCGGTCGTTGCGCCGCCGGCGGCATTCACTGCACCATCGGCGCCTTGCGTTGCATTGAGGTCGGACATCGCCTCGTCTCCTTTCGTGGAATGAAAAAAGCCCCGGGCCATATCTGGCACGGGGCTTTTCGGGGCAGTTCTCACCAACTAGACAAAATGGTAGCTGTCCGTAACACGAATAGCAACGATCGAGAGTGCATGAGAACGCACGAGCACGCAACTTCATGCAATGGCCCGTTCGCTCCCTTCGACCAGCCCCGTGCGCACGAAATACTCGGTCAGCTTGTCGATCGCCCGATTTTCGAGCGCCTTCAGCCGCGGGCAGATCGAGTCGTACGCTCGTTTGTACGTCATGTGGCTGGCGCCGAACGCCTTCTCCAGATCGCGGAAGCTGATCTTCGCCTTCTCCTCGCCGACGTAGTGGCGCGCGATGATGCAGTCCATCGCGAGTTCGGAGACCGACCGGAATTCCCCGGCGAGATACTTCGAAAGGTTCTGGATCGCGTCCGAGCGCTCCTTCAGGAAGTACAGCCGGACCGAGCCGTCCGGCATGCGCTCGTCCCCCATCTGCCCGAAGCGCGCGAGGATCACCCATCGCTCACGGTCGACAAGCTTCGTCTGCACCGCACTCGCGACCTCCGCGCACTGCCCGCGCACCTCGATCGGCACTAGGCCGCCGAAATTGACCGTCCCGTCATTGCTCCCGTAGAGGTATTCGAGGAACGCCGCCTGCCGGCGGTTCAGGGTGCCGATCGACTCGATGATCCGGATCAGCGTCAGCCGGAGGCCGTTCTTGTCGCGGACGGGCTCCGACATCACCAGGTAGGCGACGTGGAGGGCTTGGGGCGTGCTTTTAAATATCGCGTCCATTTATTCGTGTCTCGCAAAATCACCAAAGATCATGTCGGCGGCCAAACGTCTAAATTCGACAGCCAACTCGAAATCGTCGAAATACCCTAAGTGCTTGCGTTTTCCATTTATTCGGATAACTGCGCGCCACTGACCTCCTCTGCCATGCCAACTCTCAACGCCCTTCTCCCCAGAAGTGTTCGTGCTGTACTTCTTCGCATTTGAAATGTTCTGCGAATGCGTCGCAGACCGCAGATTTTTCCACCGATTATTGGATCGGTTCAAATCTTCATGGTCGACCTCATAAACCGGGAATGAGCCAGTCATCCACAGAAATGCCAAGCGGTGTGCTTTGTACGTGCGGCCATCCACTGAAATGCACACGTACCCACGATCATTTAGAGATCCGGCAATTTCGCCAACTTTCGTGCCATTGCAGACCACGACGCGGCGTGTGAAGAGGCCGCTATCGGGATCGTAATCGAGCAGTTCGCGCAACCGCTCGGCCGTCAGCACGCTGGCTTCGGTCACGCCTCCTCCTCGCCGGTCATGCCGAGGAAGCGGTAGTCGATGCCGCGCTCTGCCTGATCGCACGACGCACGGTCCGGGTTGTAGCATACGGTTTCGGGATCCACCCCCGTGTGAGGAGCATCCCACCTCCAAGAGCCAACCTTTTCGTGGCTGGCCGCGCGCGACTCGGCGGCGAATTTCTTGATCCAGTCGTCATGTCGGTCTGCGCCTCGCGCGAAAGCCAGCATGAGCACCTCCCGGCGCAGCTCTTCGAGTTCCGCCAGTTCGCGCCGCGCGACCAGTCGTTTCAGCCATTCGAACATGTCGTCTCTCCCCTCAGTCCCATTCGACGCCGCGCTGCGCGGCCCACGCCTGCGTGCGGGTGATCAGATCCGCGTACTCGCCGATCGTGATCTTCCCGCGCGCGGTCGAGCGGCGCGTGCGCCGGATCTTGCCGCCCTCGCTCACCGTCTCGGCCATGCCGAGGAATTCGAGCACCAGCTTTTCGTGCCAGTACGTCGCCGGCTGCAGCTCGCCGCCGTCGTCCGGCACTTCCTCGGCGATCCGCGGCAGCACGACGCCGTGCCAGAAGGCGCGCTGCGAGTCGAGCGCGTCGTGGTCGGGGCTCGTGACGATCACCATCAGCGGCTTGCCGCGGTCGATGAACGCCTGCGCGTGCGCCTTCACCACCTGCACGACGGACGCCCATACCATCGGCGAGCGCAGCATGAAAGCGTGAAAGAGGCGGTCAGACATCGTCGTCCCTCCAGTCCGGCGGCAGGCCGCGCATCAGCCGCGCGCGCGCCGCCACCTGCATCGCTTCGATCGTCGCGGCCGCGCGGAAGGTGCGCGGCTCCGGCGCCGCGGCCGCCGGCTCTGGTTCGAGCCGTTCTTCCTCGGGCAGCGCGCGGCCGTCGCGCCGAAGGATCGCGATCGCCTTCGGCAGCGCCTTGGACGATCGCATCGACACGGCGCGGCGGTACAGCGCCTGCCGCTTCGGGTAGCCAAGGTTCTCGGGCAGCTCCGAGAACGCGCAGCCGACCGTCATCGCGTGCAGGATGGCGTCGAGGCAGACCCGGTCGCTGAATCGCGACGGCGCGCCGCGCTGGTACACGTACGTGCTGAACACGTGCTCGACCGCCTTCCATTCCTCGTCGGTCAGCGGCACGTATGCCGGCGCGGCCGCGTTCATCGCGGCACCGCGCGGAAATAGGCGACGTGCAGCCCTTCGCACGGCTCAGCCGTCGTCCAGTCGAAGCCGCGCACCTCGCCGTACGCGGTCCAGAACGCGGCGGCGCCCTCGTTCCGGTTCCAGCACACTTCGCCACCGCCCTGCACGACGAGCAGCGGCGGCGGGTTGCACTGCTGCGTGAACAGCTCGTATTCGGCCGGCGACATCAAGTACAGGCGTTTCTTCACTTCGCTATCTCCAGTAGGCCGCGCTCCATCAGCGCGATATAGGTCTTCGCCACCATTTCCATCTCGAACGCGCGGCGCTCGGCCTTCGGCAGCACGCCGCCCTGGTCGAGGAGCGCATGGCAGCCGCGCACGCCGGGCCGGTCGGCGCACAACGCGGCGATCGCGGCGTCGCTCGCCTTCTGCGCGCCGCCCTTCCCGTAGTTCGCGTGCGCGGCCTGCGTGTAGCCTTCGACGCCGCACTGCATGCACGGCAGCGTCGTGACGGCGCGCCGAAGCCGCTCGCTGCGGAAGGTGAGCGTTTTCGGGAACCCGACGAGGCGCGCGGTCATCGGTACCACCTGTACTTCAGCTTGCGAGCGCGGCGCATGCGCGCGGTACGCTGGGCCGGCCGACGCGTGTAGCGCAGGCAGCGTGTCACCGCCCACTCGTTCGCGCGCGGCACGACCAGATGCGCCGGCAGGATGGCGAACTCGTCCCATGCGGAGAACAGGAACTCCAGTCCCTCGACGAACGCGCTCACCACGGCCAGCCTTCCCGCTGTTCCGCCGGCAGAAACTCCCGGATCAGGTAGTGCCCCCACTGGCACGGGATGCGCCACTCGCGCGCGACGAGCACCGCACCGCGCGATTCCTCGTAGAACTGCGGCAACTGGAACAGGCCGTCGGCGAGCAACACCGCCTGCTGCGGCTGGAGCGCCGGGCCGGCCTGCTTCGTGTAGACGCCGTTCTTGCCGAGCTCGATCACGATCCCGTTCATGCGATCACCTCGTCGGATATGTCGTCGGTCACTGGGACGCCGCCGATCGGGCGCAACCACGAATCGCGGACGGAAAAATCAGTGGCCCATACGTCACGGCCCCAGAAGTCGGTGCACACCACCGGCGAACGGGACACAACCATCCAGAACGGTTCCCCCTCCATCTCCGACAAAACGCCGTCCAGCTCGACCACCTCGACAACGCAACCGGCGTTCGCCCCTTTCGTGATGTACGCCAGGTCTCCATCCTTGCAATTCATGCTCCCTCCCCGCGCGCCGCCGCGCAGCGCTGGCAGACTTCGAATTCGCCTCGCTCGAGCAGCCCCACGGGGCCCACCTCGAAGCGCGTGTGACCGCACGCCGTCGAGACCGGCGTGATCAGCATCGGCACGCCGTCGATGGACACCGCGCGCGGTGCCTCGCGGCTGAACCAGTGCGCGCGCCTGCCGAACGCGGCGAGCACCGCATAGCCTTGTCGCCATTGCGTCGGCACCGGTCGCCCGGCTGGAACGTCGGCCACCCGGCCGTCAAGGATCAAGCGCTCCATCAGGCCGCCTCCGGCAAGCGTCGCCACGCCGCGATCGCGAGGCCAAGGTCGTGCACCTCAAGAGCCGGCGCGCATGCCTTGCGCGGGCGCCCGCGCTCGCCGTCGAATCGGCTAAAGGCGTCCTGATCGAACTTGACTGGGCCGATCGCGTAGATCGGCGACAGCCGCGGACCGCCTTCGCGACACGTTCTTCGCGTGTCGACGATGCAGCCCACGCGGATCAGCTTTCGGATAGCGGTCTCGACCGCCTTTTCGTGCAGCCCGAGCCGGCGCTGCAGCTGTGGCCGCGTCGTCTCGCCGTGCGTGGTCAGCCATTCGCAGATCATCGACGCCGCGCTCATTTCGTCACCTGTGTGATGAGGGACGTGAACGGGCCAGCGCGGCGCGTCGTGCGCTTCAGCTTGATCGTCGCCTTGTGGTTCTGGTAGTAGCGCGCGCCGATGGCCTTCTTGTCGCATGGGGGGGGCGTGGCATCCTTCCGGTTTCCGAGCGCATAGAGGCCGGCCGGCAGCCCGGAAACCCCAACCTGCGGCCGATGTCCGACGACGTAGAAGTGCTTCCGTTTTCCGGTGCGAGACGTGCTCAGACACGAGCTGACCGCTTTCAGGGTTTTGCCGAGTTCCTCCGCGATCTCGGCGGCCGTCAGCGGGCCGAGGTCACGGATCAGCTTCTTGATCGCGTCGCGCGTTTTCGGTGGCTGCGCCATCACACGCCCTCCTTTTCCATGCCAACGTGCAGGATCGCGAGCGCGTCGGCGGTGTCGTCTTCATCCGCGCCGACGCGGAACCCGCGCTCACGCGCGGCCGCAATCATCGCGTCCTTGTTCGCGTTACCGCGGCCGGTCCACGCCTTCTTCACCGTGCCGACCGACACCGGTACCAGGCGCACGCGCTGCACGTCGCACCACGCTTCGAGGTGCGCGAGAAAACCGCCGTACACGTGCGCCGCGATCATGTTCGGGTGCTCCTTCGTACCGTGCGCGATCACGTGCTCGTAGTAGATGGCGTGGATCTCGCCGGCGGCGGCGTAGTGGTTGCCGAGCATCGCGCGGAACTTCAGCCAGCGCTGACCGGGACCGTCCTTCGCGCGCGCCGCTAGGTTCTTCGTTCCGTACGTCACGTCAGCGCCGCGTGCCAGAGCCCATCCGCAGCTCGTGCCGAGGTCCAGCGCGAGGATGTTCAGGGTCGGCGCGCGCACGGTCGCCGGCGCGACGTCGAATTCGGTCGTGATCATTCGCAGCCTTCCTCACGTGATTGTTGTGGCCTGCGGCGCGGCGTTGGGACATAACCCATCGCGAGATCGCCGAACTTCGCCTGCTCGTGGATGAACGCCAGATAGGCCGTGCCGAGCGCGCCGTTGCGCTGCTTGGCAATGATCGCCTCGGCGATGCCGGCATCCGGCGAGTTCTCGTGATAGACCTCGTCGCGGTAGACGAAGATGATCGTGTCCGCGTCCTGCTCGATCGCGCCGGAGTCGCGCAGGTCGGCCATGATCGGGCGCTTGTTCGGGCGCTGCTCGAGCGCGCGGTTCAGCTGAGACAGCGCGATCACCGGCACGTCGAGCTGCTTCGCGAGCGCCTTCAGGCCCGCCGAGTAGCTGCCGATGCGCAGGTCGTGCCGCTCGTCCGGGCCGCCGGTCATCAGCTGCAGGTAGTCGACGATGATCAGCTTCAGGCCGACCTTCCGCTTCACGGCACGGCTGCGGCTCGCGATCTCCGGCAGCGACAGGCCGGCGCTATCGTCGATCATCAGCGGCAATTCGGAGATCACCTGCACCGCGTGCGTGAGCTTCGGCCAGTCGCCATCGGTCATCCTTGACCCGTTACGGACCACGTGCAGCGGCAGATCGCCGTGTCGCGCGATCGCGCGCTGCATCAGCTGCTTGCCGGGCATCTCCAGCGAGAACATCGCGACGGCACCTTCCCGCTCGGCGACGTGCTCGCCGATCGCCATCGCCAGGGCCGTTTTTCCCATCGACGGGCGCCCAGCGATGATGATCAGGTCGCCGCCGTTGATACCACCGCCGAGCTTGAAGTCGAGATCGCTCAAGCCCGTTGAGATCGCGCCGGCCGCTTCGCCGCGGTGCTCCTGATCCAGACGCTGCACCACTTCCGTCAGGTACTCGCCTACTCCCTTCGGACCTTCGGTTCGGCCATCCGAGAGCGGCTCGAACTTCGACTGCGCGAGTGTGATCAGTTCGTCCGCGCTGCGTCCCATCGGGTTCGTGATCTCAGCACCGATCTCATCCACCGCCGAGAGCAGGTGGCGCAGCTTTGCGCGCTCGACGACGATCTGCGCATAGCGCGCAACGTTTGCCGCGCCCGGCGTGTTCTGCACGATCGCATTCAGATACGGCAGGCCGCCAGTCCGGTCCAGGTAGCCATCGACGCCAAGCCGATCAAAGACGGTCATTACGTCGGCCGAGCGGCCCGCAACGATCAGCTTCGTTATGCCCTCGAAGATGATCCTGTGCTCGTAGCGGAAGAAGTGCTCCGCGCGCAGTTCGCCGATCCGGTCGATCGCATCGTTGTCGATCATCAGCGCGCCGAGTACTGACTGCTCCATCTCGACACTGTGCGGCACGTTGCGCACGCCGTCTTCGAAATATTGGTCGGTGGCGTTCATGCTGCATCCTCGACCGCATCGAACAAGGACGGCATCGAGAATTGGCGTTCCGCCGCGCGCAGGTAGTGCACCTGATCCATGAAGTAGGTCGGATTGAGCTCGGACCCACCGCCGCGGCGCCCCTTCAGAATTGCCCGGTACGGAACCGTGCCGAGACCGCAGAACGGGTCGTACACAAGCTCGTCGGGGTTGCTGTACCGTTCGATCAACCGGTCAACGATGTCGAACTGCAGCGGGCAGACGTGCTTCTCGACCGCGCGCTTCGCCTGCTCGCCGTTGAGCGTCAACATGCGGGTGACGTCGTGCCAGATGTCGGGGTGATGAGATCCGGGCGCGAGGCTCATGAACGTCGACGGCAGCGCGCCGCGTGCCTGAAGTTCTTCGCCGATCTTCACGTGGAACTCGTAGTCGTACACGTTCGCGAGCGTGTACTTCGTGAACAGGCTCGCGAGCTGGTCCGGCCCGAGGGCAGCTAGCTCTTCCGCGGTCAGCAGTCGGTTACCGCTGGAGCGCCAGAACGCGTGCGCATCGATCTGCCATCGCGCGAGGCTGTACTCCTCCTTCGACTTGCGAATCGGCACGTCAGCATAGCCCTTCGAACGGTCAGTCTGCGGCTTGTGGAACAGCAGCACATATTCCGGCGAGCCGACGGCCATCTTCGAGCCGTCCTTGCACATCTCGGTGTACCCGAGGCGATACGTCTGGTTGTTCTCGCGCACGACATCGGTGTTGATGGTGATCATCCCGCAGTAGTCGAAGCCGTGCTTTCGCCCGTGGAAGAGTGCTTCGGCATGGAACGGGCTCACGGTCGGGATGCCGGCGCCCGTCACATTGCCGAACAGGATCCGGTCCTTCACGTGGCACGCGTAGATGCGGCCGGGCTTCAGGATGCGCAGCAGCTGGGGCGTCAGGAAGTCCATTTGCTGCCAGAAATGCTCGTTGTCTTCGGTGTGGCCGAAGTCGTTATAGCTCGGCGAATACTCGTAGTGGTTCGCGAATGGGATCGACGTGACGATCAGGTCGACGTGGTTGTCGGGTAGTTGGCGCGCCTCTTCGACGCAGTCGTTGTTCGCGACCACGAAGCGCTCGCCGACGACTTCGATGCGGTCGACGCCGATCGAGCGCGCGAGCGTCTCCTGCATCGCGAGTTGATTGAGTCCGTACTTGCGAATGATCTCGGTCATCTTCTGCACCATCTGGTCGTGTTGCGCCCACTTCTGCTGCAGCGTGCGCAACACCTCGCGCTCGGCCTCGCTGTACACGATGTCGATACGCACGCGGTGCGTCTGCTGGAAGCGTTGAACGCGGTGGATTGCCTGGATGAAGTCGTTGAACTTGAAGCCGATACCCGCGAAGATCTCGCGATGGCAGTGACGCTGGAAGTTGCAGCCCGAGCCAGCAATGACCGGCTTCGTCGACAGCAGCCGATACGCGCCCTGCCCAAAGTCGACAATGCGCTGCTCTCGCTCGTCGAGGTCCTGCGTGCCCCACACGCTGACCGCATCCGGCAGAGCATCCTGAATCGCGTGGCGCTCCGACTCGAGGTCGTGCCAGATGACGAAGTGATCGGCCGGATCAGCGTCGACGATCTCCGTCACCTTCGCGATGCGCGTCGGCAGGCTGTCGCGCTTCTCGGCCGCTGCGGCACTCAGACCGAGCGCCGGATCCTGGAACATCAGCACCTGACCGTCGCGGTCGGTACCGGCCTTCGCATAGTCGGTCGGCACCTCGTGGTACCGCACGTCTAGCTCGGGCAGCGCATAGCCTTCATCGCTGTAGCCGAGATCGCTCGGGCGCTGGATGAACACCGCCCAACTGGCGACCCACAACCAGAATTCCTCTTCCTTGTGCGGGTACAGCGTCAGATTGCCGGCTTTCTCGCTGTCGCGTTGGAAGAACCGCGTGAGCGCCTGGCCGCTGTCCATCACGCCGAGGAAGGCCGCGTAGTGGATCAGTTCCTTGAATCGGTTCGGACTCGGCGTGGCCGTATTGACGAACTTGAACTCGACTCCATCGAACAGCGGCAGGAACTCCTGAAACGTCTTGCTCCCGAAGCTGCGCAGCACGCTCGCTTCGTCAAGGCTCGCGGCACCGAACAAACTCGGCGTCACCTTCCCTTCGCGCACCGACTCGTAGTTCGTCAGGTAGATCTCGCGCTCGTCGCCGATCTCGCAGTCGGAGCGGATGAACCGGACCGGAACACTGCACTCGCCGGAGAAGTGCTCGGCGGCCTGGCCGATGAACTCGTGTCGCACGCCGAGCGGCATCACGATCGCGCGCAAGCATGACCGATGCGCGCCAATCAGGCGCATGAGCTCAAGCTGCGTCGCCGTCTTGTGCAGGCCGAATGAGGCGAACACGGCGCGCCGGCCGCCCTTCAACGCCCAGCGCACGATGTCGCGTGTGTGCGGCTTGAGCTTCGGATTGATCTCGTCGGGAGACACGTCGAAACCGTCGAAGCGCGCCATACGGATCTTCTGCCGCAGGAACGCGGCGTAGCGGTTATCGTTCATGCTGCCTCCCGCCCGTGCTCACGCTGCGCTTGCAGTCCTTGCGTGGTCAGTTCGCATGTGCCATCTGCCCGCATAAACCAAAGCTTGAACCAGCACCCCTCGATCGATTTACGGAACGCCGCGCGCCAGTCCTTGTACCGCTTCGCGCCCGACGACGTGTATCGGGCTTTGAACACGAGCCAGTGAAGCTGCAGGAACTCGCGGGGAATGCCGACGCGGGCGATGTACGCAAAAACCGGATCAGCAGGCGGGATCGGCTTTTCGCCTTTGGCCTTGCAGTCGGCAAGGAAGGTTTGCAACGCGATGGTCGGCTTGCGCTCGCGCTTCGGTTTCACGTTGTCGTCGCCGAGCAAATCACTCGAAGCGGACTCGTTGCCCCCCGAAAGGGGGGTATGGGGGGAATTATTCCCTTCCTGTTCCTTTCCCTTCCCTTCCTTTCCCTTCCCCTGAGCACGCGTGCCTGACGCGTCATCGACGCGTGGATCACGCGTAGTGGCACGCGTCGGAAAGCCCGTCAGATCAAGGTCGGCGGGTGGCGGCGGCAGGTCGGACGGCGTTTCCCGGTTGTTAATGACCTGATGCTTCGTGAAGGTCGGGATGAGGCCGATTTCCTCCCCTGTTTCCGACGCGTACTTGACGAGAAAGCCACGCGTGATCAACGCGTCAAGCACGCGTGAAAAATCGACTGCGTCGTGCGGAAGCACGGCCAACTTCAGCGTGCGCGGGCGCCACTTGAACCGGCCTTCCCGATCGGCGCATGTGAATAGGCCGATGAACGCGACGCGCAGCGGCAGGCCCGTCTCCTGCTCGGCCTCGAACAGATCTTCATGGGTGAAGAGCTCGGGCTTCACGGTCCTAATTCGCCCCATTGCTGCCGTCCTGACTGCGAGAGGTGACATAGGCGCGCAGCTGGACCAGCGCGTCGCCGGCCATCCAGCGGGCCGCGTCGAGCGTCGTTGCTGCGCAGATTCGATGAAGGAGTTCCGAGACCTCGGCGAGCCGCGGTTCGGCGATCGGATAGACGTCGCGCGTGAATTTCAGCTCTTCGACGCGCTGCGCGAGCGCGCGCGCGGTCGCTGTCTGGGCTTTCATGGCGCTACCTCACCCACACATACAGCAGGCCGAACACCAGGAAGATGGCGACTGCGACCAACTGGTCGATGTACATCTCGATCATGCTGACCTCTTTACGGAACGCATCGCCACGGTCTGGCCATGCAGCCGATCCAGCGCCGCAGTGGCCTTGGTCAACACGTCGGCAGCGCACCGGATCGTCTCGGCCAGCTTCACGGCGTCATCTTCCGGGCACTTCCGATCCGGGCGCGCGTGCATCGTCTCGTCGCACACGTAGAACAGGGGCTCGAAACTGCCGCAGAACTTCATGAGTGCGATGACTTGGCCGAAGCGGAAGTGCTCGTCGCCTCGCGGGTTCAGGCAGGTCTTCAACTTGGCGTACGCGCTCTCGGGTTTCATGTCCGGCCAGAGGAATGACGCAACTTCCTTGATCGTCTTCCCGCTGTTCGAGACCATGAGCTGAAGCGCCTCATGCTCGTCTTCGTAGAACAATTTGGTCTGCATCCATGTAGCGCTGACGCGCCCCCGGCTTGGTTCTCAGACTGCCGCTCCCCGTCTTCCCCCTTTCACCCCCATATCGTTAGGGGTTCATAGGGTTTCTCGTTGCGGCCCAAAAAGTGGACCCTACGGTCCATGAACTACTTGCAGGAAGCCGCATGACTGCCGACCTCTCAGCCCCCGGAATTTCTGTGAACCGCCCGCACGTGGCGGACGATTCAGGCGTAAAAAAGCCCAGCCCTTGGGCCGGGCGAACCAACCTGCGCCGGGGTGAGCAGGTGGAGACCACTGGTACGGGCCGCGCGCGCTCGCGCGGCATCGAAATCGCTACGTCATCCGACGGCGTCGCCGATTGCAGCGCTGCCGACGACACCTTCATCGGATGTGCGCGTGGCGGATTCGCTGCGGGCCTTCTGCTCGACGTAATCCCAGTCCATCGGGATGCGCTTGCGCGTGTCGGTGGCACCCTTCTTCGCCTCCCACGCGTTGTTCACGTCCCGATAGCTGACGGCCCCACCGGATTCACGATCGATCGCCGCGCACAACTCCGCGCGCGCCGGCTCGTTGCCGTACGCGATCTGCATCAGGCGGTCGAAGGTCGACCCGCAGCGCTTGCCGAACGCTTCGCGTTCTTCGCGGGGCAGTTCGAGGAGGTAGGTATGAAGGTCCATGAACACAATTTAGAAGTTTCTCAACGTTCCGTCAAGAAACATCTAAGCCATGTGTTAGAAATTTCTTGTTGTAATCCCGGGATGGACATTTATGAAAACCGGCGCCGGTGGTTGGCGTACTGGATCGAGCACGATTTCAAAGGCGATCGGGCGGCGGCCGAACGCACCACGGGATACTCGCGCTCGCAGCTTTCGCAGTTCCTCTCGAAGAAGTACCAGGGCGGCAAGAGCATTCAGGAGCGCGCGGCCCGCACGATCGAGTCGCGCTTTGGCAAGGCCGAACGCATCATGGAAACCCCCGCGCCGACGGCAGACAAACCGCCGCTTGTACCGACGCTCAGATATGAAGGCGAGCTGGCACCAGCGAACGCCGACGAGCAACAATTACCGGATTTCGTGCGAAAGGCGATCGAGGCCGTGAAAGTTGCGCACTCGAAAGGCGCACCACGCGAAATATTCGACGGGATTACAGCTCTTTTGTCGACGCTAAATGTGCAGGACAGTGGCACTATTACGTCTCAACAAGACGAGACGGTATCGAAGGCAGCGTCCCCTCTCGCCAGCATGAGCGAGACCGCCGAACAAGAGATCAGGGACGCCGAAAGCCGCCTCGCCACACGGGACGAGGACCATCGTGCGGCGCGAAGATCCGGGGAACGACGATCGAAAGGTGTTCGACATTGATGAATACAGGAGACGTAGAGACGAGAAGGCCTTTGATCAAGGATCGTCGCACATGGCAGTTCGCAAGCCAGCCGCATTCGACGGGCAGAAGTCCCTGTACCGCGGCAACCTGTACGTGCATATCGATGACGACGGCAAGGTCGACTTCGAGATCGTGCGCGCTGAACGCGACGATGCGCCGGCCCTTGTCATGGCTTGCTTGATCATGTGCATGCGCCTGACCAAACTGATCGACGAAGAGCACCGTTCGTAACTTCCACGGGGAAGGGTTATGTCCGCAGTCAAGTACGTTGCCGGCGCCTGTCTCGCGATACTCGCGTTCATCCTGTTCATCGCTCTCGCCACGAACGGCAGTGAATCGCCGGAGCATCTCGAAGCGCGCAAGCGCGAATGCGCGAACGCAATCATGTCGAGCGTCGACACCAGCACGCGCAACTACACCGACAAGGCAGCTTACGACGCGAACGTCCGTGAGCACTGCCACGGGCTCGAGATGAGCGGCGTTGCGCTCGACAAATGACCTGACACCCCTGCTTTTTCTCCGGCGCGCAACGCGACGGCCGCATCCAGATACCCGCGCCTGAGCGCGGGTTCTCCCCCACTGCCCGAGCCTCGGGCTTTTTTTTCGCCCTTCGATTTAGAAACTTCTTGACATGATGTTAGAACTATCTAAACTAAAGTCATCGAAGCACTGATGACCCGTAGGAGGCAGCCATGAAGCAACTCGCAATCGTCCTGTTCGCGCTGGTCTGCGCAGCGGTGATCGGTCATACGGTGGCCGTCGAGTTGCGCCTGGTGGCCGACCACGTGCACGCCGCGATCGTCGCGCCGATCACGAAGTAACCGGCCTGACCATCCCCGCCCGCTACAGGAGAACGACGATGGAAAAGCTCTACAGCGAATGGTTCTGGTCCGAAGCATCGGCCCGCGCCGCAGCAGAGCGAGCAGCGAAGAAGGTCGGCGGAATTGCTCGCTGGCGCTACGCAATGCGCGCGAACGGCCGCCACGATTGGGTCGCCGAAGTGTTCGCCGCCTGACCAACCGCGCCCGCCCTGCGGGCAATCACGAAGGGGAACCGCGATGCAAACCGATCTGCTTTCCGCCCTGAAGACTGCCCACCTCGACGCGTATCGGCGCGACGACCACGAGCAGATGAACGTCGCCGCGCGCGCAATCAGCTACGCGGCGTCCGGCGAGCGCGAGCTCGCGAAGCAGCTGGCCGAGCAGCACGGCTTGATCGCGGTCGAGGCCTGACGTGCACGCGATCGCTTCCTACCAGCGCGGATGGAACGACCGGATGCTCGGCCGCCCGTTCGCGCCCACCAGCCAATTCGACACCGCATACCGCGCCGGCTATGCCGACGCGCGCGGTTGAGGAGTTCGCCATGCGAATGAACAAGGCATCCCACCGCGCGGCCCGGCAATCGCTCGACGGCCATATCCGGTTCCTCGCGCACGACGGCCGGACGTACCAAGTCGTCTCGCTGCACGACCTGCCGCAGTGCCGCGCACTGCGCATCGAGGCTGCGTATTCGGCTGGCCGGATGGTGCGGCCGCGCTGATCTACCAACCACATAGGAGTCGAGGCGATGGACACGATGAATGCGTTCGCGATGGGTCAGGCGAACCGACATAAGGAAGCGATGGTTTTCGATTGGGACAAGGCCGCGCGCCTGATCATCGAGCACAAGGCAACGGAAGCCTTTGCCGGGCTTGCTGGTGACTGGGAATACACCGGCGGTCAGATCTTCCGCAATGGCGAGCCGTATTCGGACGACTACACGTATCTGTCCTCGACTTGGGCGACGCCCGAACTTGAGATTGACGGAACCACCTACGCCTGCTTTCGCATGAGGTCCGAAGTGCCCGATTGGAACTCGGACACGAAGTGGCCAGCGTCAGCGATGGCCATTCTCACCAGCAAGTAGTAAGCGGCTCGTCCGCGCTGCAGTCCCGCAGTCCCACAAGACCGAGAGGAAGACATGAATACCGCTACCACCGCCCCGCACATCCCCGTGCAGGAAGTCGAGTCGTCGCAGATCTACGCGATCGGCCACGACCCCGCGACGAACACGCTCGCCATCCGCTTCCTCGCGAAGCGAGGCGGAGACAAGCCGGGTTCGCTCTATCACTACGCGAACTTCACGGCCGAAGACTTCGAAGCGTTCCGCGACGCCGAATCGATCGGCTCGCACTTCGGCAAGCACATCAAGCCATACGACAAGAAGTACCCGTACACGAAGGTCGAAGACGCGCCGGCCGTCACCTGACGCACAGGAAAGGCCGGTTCGATTCCGGCTCGTTGGCAGAGGTCTGGTGAGACGAGAGGCGGTTCGATTCCGTGAAGTGGCACTGGGAGCCAAAGGCCCGACTAACCCCCGTAAGGGGTCTAACGGATGCACCCCGAGAGGGCCGCGCTGCAGCAGCACGCAGCAATTCGAACGATGCACGAGCGCTGTGCATCGCGAGGTAGGCCCGCCACGACTGCTGGTTGTCGAGCCTCCGGCAACTGGCTTCACCCTGCGGTGACTGCAGGGCTACCCGGATCAAGATGGCCCCGCCGCAGGGGTCTGACGATTCGCCGGACGAGGGTAACCGGCACCTTCAGTGGAACCGACTGCCGCAACAGACGACACGGGACCTGGCTCGTGAGCGCGGTGAGCGGACCAGACAGTCGGTTCCCCTGAGGGTCGCGAGACCCGGCGACAGCCAGCGCGGCTTACAGCGCCTGCCGGTGGAATGCCGGCGCCAAACAACATGCGTACCGAGGTGTGACATGAAGGTGACGATCAAGGGCGTCGTTCACGCCCAGCAGGTGGAGCAGTACGACGCCGAGAAATTGGAATACGTGCCCGCGACCAAGTTCCTGGTCTTCCCGTACGAAATGACCGACGTCAGTTCCGACTACGTAGTTGTCGGGCAGCAGGAATTCACGGTCGATGTGCCGGACAGCTTCGACCCGCGTGCCGGGATTGTCGCGAACCTTGAGCGCGAGAAGAAGGCGCTGCAGGCCGAGTGTGCCGCGCGCATCACCGCCATCGACAGCCGCATCCAGTCGCTCCTCGCGATCGAGAACGGAGCGCAGTCGTGAGCCCGATGAGCCTGCGCCCCTCCCTGCGCCGGTACGCGGCACACCTGAACCGCAAGCAGCGGCGCGCGTGGATGACCCAGCGCCTGCTGCGCACGCCCCGCGTGCCGATCAGCAGCGCGCACCTGCCGCGCGCGGTTGCCCGCACTTACGCCTACTGCAAGGTGGCCTGATGAGCACGAAGCGCACACCGATGCCGCGGATGGTCGAGCGGAAATGCGAGAGCTGCCAGAAGACGTTCCTCGCGCGCGCCGCCGACGTGAATCGAGGCTGGGGGCGGTTCTGCTCGAAGTCGTGCAAGGCGAGCCGTCAGGAACAACGTACTGGCGCATACGGCTCGTTCCGCGAACGCGAGGACAGCGACACGCCGACGTTCTCCAACGCGCATCAGTTCAGCAACGAAGAACACGATTGCAACAAGGATCTGTGATGGATGCCACGAACAACCGCTTCTACCGCAAAGAACGACCCATCGATGACGGCGGCCCGGCATTTCCGACGGTCGACAGGATCGTCGATTCGCTACCAGTAGGCGCGGAGTCTGGCATGTCGCTCCGCGACTACTTCGCGGGAAAGGCGCTGGCTGCCGTCCCGATGCCACAGGGCGATTTGCACGACATCCCCGAAGCGTATGACCGCATCGCGCAGCACGCCTACAAGATGGCCGATGCGATGCTCCGCGCGAGAGAGGTGTGACGTGCGCTGGCTTGACCGACTCCACGCCAAACACCCGCGCCTGACGATGGCCGCCGCGATCCTGATCGTGTTCGCTCTGCTCTACGTCGCACGCGAAATCGACCACACGAACTCCGACCTGATCCGGTGGCAGATCGCCGCCGCGCGCACGGTCTGACCACCTACGGAAACGACCATGCAAACCGCAAACGTCACCGACGTGACCGAAGTCGACATCACCGAGTCTCGCGCCGCGCCGCCGCCGGCCATTGCGCAACCCGCGACGCTCGCGCCGCAGCGCACTGCGATCTCCACGACGACGCCGTCAGACCTGCTCCGCATAGCCGTCGAAGGGGGCGCCGACATCGAGAAGCTCGAACGCCTCATGACGCTGCAGGAGCGCTGGGAAGCCAACGAGGCTCGCAAGGCGTTCGTCACGGCGATGGCGGCGTTCAAGCGCGAGCCGGTCGAGATCTACAAGCGCAAGCAGGTCGGCTACAAGACGCGCGAAGGCGACTTCGTAGGATACAAGCACGCGGAGCTGTCCGACGTGACGGACGCGATCGCGCCTGCGATGGCAAAGCATGGGCTCAGCTTCGACTGGGATATTCACCAGGGCAACGGCACGATCACCGTCGACTGCGTCGTGACGCACGTCATGGGCCATTCGAAGATGGTCACGATGAGCGGCGCGCCGGACAACAGCGGAAAGAAGAACCTGATTCAGCAGGCCGCCAGCACGATCACCTACCTGCAGCGCTACACGCTGCTCGCCGCGACCGGCATGTCGACGAAGGACGAGGACGACGACGGCGCAGGCGGTGCTGATGAGCAGCATGGTGCCGGCGCGCAGACCGAAGGCAACAGCCCCCCCAGCACGAACAGCGAACCGCGCGGCCGTCGCCCGTCCCCCGCGCGCCAGCAGCAAGGCGGCAATGAGCCGCCCGCGTTCTACCCCCAGACGAAGTTCGACGCGAACAAGGACCAGTGGCGCGAAACGGTGAAGTCCGGGCGCAAAACCCCGAGCGCGCTGATCGCCTTCATCGAGTCCCGCGGCGCACCCCTCACCGAAGACCAGAAGCTGACCATCGACAGCTGGAGCCATGAAAATGACTGAACGCATCGTCCAAGACCTCCTGCAGGGCACGCCTGAGTGGGAGGAATTCCGCCTGAGCCACTTCGGCGCGAGCGAAGCCGCCGCAATGCTCGGCCTCTCCACGAAGGTGAAGCGCAACGAGCTGCTGCACATGAAGCACACCGGCACGCCGAAGGAATTCAGCGACTGGGTGCAGGAGCACATCCTCGACCACGGGCATGAAGTCGAAGCGCTCGCGCGGCCGCTCGTCGAGGAAATGATCGGCGAGGAACTGTACCCGGTCACCTTGTCGCTCGGCCGCCTGTCGGCGTCGTGCGATGGCCTGACGATGGGCGACCACCTCGCCTTCGAGCACAAGCAGTGGAACGAAGCGCTCGCCGCATCGATCGAGAACGGCGAGCTGCCCGAGGAACACTGGCCGCAGTCGCAGCAGGTCCTGATGGTGACCGGTGCCGACCGGCTGATCTTCGTCTGCTCGGATGGCACGCCGGACCGGTTCGTGTCGATCGAGATCGCGCCGGACGAAGCCTGGTTCGACCGCATCCGCGCCGGCTGGGCCCAGTTCGAGAAGGACCTGGCCGCGTACGAGCCGCGCGACATCCGCGAAGCGCCGAAGGCCGAGGCAATCATGAACCTGCCGACGCTCGCCGTGCAGATCGAAGGCAAGGTCGTCACCAGCAACCTGCCGCGTTTCAAGGCGGCGGCCGAGACGTTCATCGCGTCGATCAAGACCGATCTGCAGACCGACGAGGACTTCGCGAACGCGGCCGCAACGGTCAGCTTCTGCGAGAAGGCCGAGAAAGAACTGGAAGTCGCGAAGAATGCGGCGATCGGCCAGACGGCCAGCATCGACGAGCTGATGCGCACGCTCGACCACATCCGCACGCAGCTGCGCGACAAACGCCTGGCGCTCGACAAGCTGGTGACGAAGCGCAAGACCGAGATCAAGGACGAGATCGTCGCCGGCGGCCGCAAGGCCTACGCCGACCACGTCGCCGCACTGAACGCCGAGCTCGGCGACGTCGCTCTCGCGCTGCCGGCGCCAGACTTCGTCACGGCCGCGAAGAACAAGCGCACGCTCGCGAGCCTGCACGAGGCGATCGACACCGCGGTCGCGAACGGAAAGATCGCGGCCGACGCCGCGGCGCGTGAGCTGCGCGCGAAGCTCGACTGGTACCGCACGCACGCCAGCGAGCACACGTTCCTGTTCCGCGACCTGCAGCAGCTCATCCAGAAACCGGCTGACGACTTCCGGCTCGCGGTGAACGCGCGCATCGACGAGCACAAGCGGCAGGAAGCCGCGAAGGAAGAAAAGCGCAAGGCCGATGAAGCAGCGGCCGCGGCGCGCGCCGCCGCGCAAGCGGCTGCCGGCAATCAAGCGCCGGCCACGCCCGCGCCGGCCAATGACGCGGCGCCGTCCACCGCCGTGCCGCGCGCCGCTGAACCGCCGGCAGGTGCTGCGCGCGCCGCCGCGCCGCGCCGCATCCCGCGGCCGACCGCCGCGGATGTGATTCACGTCCTCGCCGAGCACTACGGCGCCACGCATGCGCAGACGGCCGCCCTGCTCGTCACCCTCGACTTCCAGGCCGAACTGGCGCGCCTCGAAGCCGCTGCGTAACCGCTTTTTCACCCGAAGGGATCGTCATGTCCGAATTCCGCTTCTTCAAGATCAAGGTCAAGCTCAACAGCGTCAACGTCCGGCAGGAGTTGCACGGCGAGGAACACCGCCTCGCGATGGACATCGGCCTCGAGTTCAACCAGTCTAACCGCGCGCTCGACAAGCTCGATGGTCGGCTGATCGAGACGTTCTATTGGAAGAGCCCGACCGGCCCGGCGCAGGACGATCTCGACGGCGTCGAGCGCGTGACCGATTTCCCGAACCTGCGCTTCGAGCACCTGGTCGCGCCAATCAAGTGGGCCGAGAAGTTCGAGGAAGGCCTGTTCCGCGTGCACCACGGTGACGACTCGGCAAACGACATCGTGATGCGCGACGCGAAGATCAACGAGATCAAGTTCTACCCGAAGGAAGGCGGCACGGTGACGTTCAACGCGCGCATCCAGTGCCATCCGGACGAGGCCGACGTCGCGCGCATCTGCACGGCTCTGCAGAGCGAGATCACCGCGACGATCGACACGGATCCGGACGAGGATGAGTCGACCGCGCAACCCGAGAAGGTCGAGAAGCCGGCGCGCGCCGGGCGCCTCAAAAAAGGCAGCAAAAACGGACAGGCCGACGCCTTCGACGAAGAGCGCGTGCAGCAGATCAAGGACGCAATGAACGCGGTCGGCAACGACGTGCAAGCGTAATCGAACGGGCGAAGCCGCTGGCGCGACAGGAATAGGCGCGATGCGCGGTTCTCCAACCGCGCCGGCGGCAGAGCCCCTACCCAAGGACCCCCACGTGAAGATCGTCATCAATGCGTGTTTCGGCGGTTTCGGTTTGAGCGACGCAGCGGTCGTCGCATACGCACAACGCAAGGGATTCACCGTCTATGCCGAGCGCAAAAACTCCCTGTTTGTCGACTACTGGACCGTTCCACCTGAACAACGCCAACGCGACCTGGAAGACGGCGAATGGCAGGCGATGTCGGCTGCTGAGCGCGAAGCGCACAACTCACGCTACGCCGCCGAGCACTTTTCAGTGAGCGACATCAAACGCGATGACGCGGACCTCGTCGCTGTTGTCGAGCAGCTTGGTGAAACTGCGAACTGTAGATTTTCGAAATTGGTCGTTGTCGAAATCCCCGATGACGTCCAGTGGGAAATCAGCGAATACGACGGCAGTGAGCACGTCGCCGAGCAGCATCGCACGTGGTACGGGAGCGACGACGAATGACCGCGCGCGCCGAAGCCTTCGATCGTGCCAGCGCCAAGCGCGGCCCGTGCACGCCGTGGAACCCGTCACGCCGCGCGATGAAGCGCGTGCGCAATCCGCTGCCCGCGCCGACCGAGTGCCGCTTCTGCGGCGGTGCCGTGCGCATCGTGCGCAACAGCGAGATCTACGGCCGCGACTTCGGCGACTGGCCGTGGGCCTACCTGTGCGGCGGCTGCCGCGCGTACGTCGGCATGCACCCGCACACCGCGATCCCGCTCGGCACGCTCGCCGACAACGAGACGCGCGCGGCGCGCATGCGCGCGAAGGCCGCGTTCAACCCGCTCTGGCAGCGCGATGGCATGACACGCAGTCAGGCGTACAGCTGGCTCGCCGCGCGGCTCGGCATCGCCGTTGGCGAGTGTCACGTGGGCTGGTTCGACATCGAAATGTGCGACCGCGTCGTCGCCGTCATCCACCAGGAGCACCAATGACCGATACGCAAGATCCGCTGTGGCGCGCGCTCGAACGTCTCGAGCACGCCGAGCTGTCGGAGAACGACCGCAACCTGCTACGTCCGGCGTTCGCGGCGATGCGCGGCGCCCGCGCGATCCTCATCCCCGACACGATCGTCGCGCGCATCAAGCACCTCGACGCGACGCTGCCGAAGACCGAACAGGCGTGATCCACGCCGCCCCGCGAAGGAGAGAAGCATGCCATCCATCGAACAGATCCTGCAGGTGATCGTCGACCATCCGGGACGAACCGCCGCCGAGATCGCGAGCGAAGTCGGGCTCGCGACGGCCGACGTGCAGTCGCGGCTCGTGAAGTACGTCGACGCGGGCAAGGTCAAGAAGGACGTGAAGAAGGTCGACGGCTTCCGCGACGTGTTCACGTACTGGCCGATGCAGTCGCTGATTCGCGAGGTCGACGGCACCAAGCAGATCGTCACGCTCGCGCGCGGCGGCCGCGCGGCACCAGCTGATGACGACAGACCGGACCCGTCTTTCACGTTCGGATTCTTCTCGAACGGCACGCTGTCGATCGCGAAAGGCTCGAAGGACGTGAAGCTGTCGCCGGCGGAGACGCGGCGCCTGCTCGCGTTCCTCGACTCCATCAACATCGAGAAGATCACGGCCGCCTGACGGCCGTGCCGCTCACACGCTACCAGGGAACCACTATGCCAACCGGATACACCGCAGACATCGCGAAAGGCATCACGTTCGAGCAGTACGCATGGGGCTGCGCGCGCGCGTTCGGCGCGCTCGTCACGCTGCGCGACGAACCGCACGCCCCTATTCCCGAGCGATTCGAGCCTGACGGCTACTACCAGAAGCGACTCGAAGAAGTGCACGCGACGCTCGCGCGCATCAGCGCGTGGACGCCGGAAGAGATCGCCTCCGAATACCGAGTCGCGTTCGATTCGCTCACGGCCGCGCATCAGAAGCGTATCGACGATGCCGCAGCGCTGCGTGCGAAGTACGAAGCGATGCTCGCGCAGGTGCGCGCATGGCAGCCGCCCACCCCGGACCACGTGAACTACAAGGAGTTCATGGAGAGCCAGATCGTCGAGTCGATCAAATTCGACTGCTGCCTCGGATATGACCGCGTCCCGCTGCCGCAAGAACCCGCAGCCTGGCACGCCGAATGGATCGCCGACCTGAAGGCAACCGTCGCGCGTTGCGAACAGCATCAGCGCGACGAAGTGAAGCGCGCCAACGATCGCACGCAGTGGGTCAAGGCAATCCGCGACAGCTTCGCAAAGGACCGGTCATGATCAGCTCGATCCCGAACTGGATGACGTCGATGCTGCTGCGTCTACACGGCCGCGCAGCGCGGACGCCCTACTTCGACCTGCCCGGCTACATGCTGCGCAACTGGATTCTTGGCGCGCGCAGCATCGAACGAAACCGCGACAACCCGGCATGGAAGGATGCCGCGCCGCCGCGCGCCGGGCTGCTGTACCGATGGCTCTGCCGCCGCATCGCGATCCGCGCGCACACGATCCTGCGCAGCGACCGCGACCGGCACCTGCACGATCACCCGTCGTGGTCGATCTCGATCGTGCTCGAGGGCGGCTACTGGGAAGTTTTCGAGCCGACACCGTTTGCGCTGAGCTGCCCGCTGATGTACCGCGGTGCGTTGGAGACGATCAAGCAATCGTGGATCGCGCCAGAGCGCGCCGGCGACCACCTTTACCTGAATGACTTCGGCATCTACTGGCGCGGACCGGGCGCGGTTGTCATCCGCCGCGCGGGCGACTTCCATCGCCTGATCCTCCCGCGGGCGACGATCGCGAAGTCGATCTTCATCATGGGGCGCCGCACGAACTCGTGGGGCTTCCTGACGCCTCACGGGAAGATCGGCTGGCGCGCGTATCTCGCGAGCGCTGACGCGACGACGCAGCAGGACGACGAGTCCGTGCCAGGTTGACCAAACAGAGCCGTCCCGCGCGGCACACCTCGGTCCGCGCGGCATTCGAAGGGGCGGTCTGGATGACGCCCTGCTTTTTCGGCGCCATTGAGGCTTTATCTGTAGAGGAAGCGATGACCGTACCGACCGCAGTGTTCCTGTTCGACAAGACGGGGAATATGGCGCGGCCTTGGGCCGAGGCCGGCTACCGCTGCATCTGTTTCGACATCCAGCATGCCGGCCGCACGGTCCGCGACGGGATCATCTTCCAGCAGTGGGATGCGTTGCTCGGCGCGCCGACGCTTCCGCCTGATTCGCTCGTTGTGTTCGGCTTCGCGTTCCCGCCGTGCACGGATATGGCCGTCAGTGGCGCCCGCTGGTTCAAAGGAAAAGGGCTGCGCAAGCTCGCGCAGGCAATCGAAATGTTCGGCGTCACCGCTGAATTTCTCGAATCTCTCGGGTGCCCGTACGGCATAGAGAACCCGGTGAGCGTGATCTCAACGCACTGGCGCAAGCCCGATTACACATTCCATCCGTACGAGTTCACGGGCTTCGAACTGACCGACAACTATTCGAAGAAGACCTGCATCTGGGCCGGCGGCGGATTCGAAATGCCGGCGCCAAACCGCGCCGACGGTCTCGGCGCACCCGACAACCGTATCCACGCTGCCCCCCCATCCGATGACCGCGGCGACATCCGTTCGGCGACGCCGATGGGATTCTCGCGCGCAGTGTTCGCGGCGAACGCGAAGCAACTGACCACCTGAGGACACCACCATGAACGACCAACAACAGAGCCGCGCTGATGCGATGACCGAAACGCCGAAGGAAGCGATGGACCGCCTGCACCGCGAGTTCTCTGCGATGAGCCCGTTCGACCAGCGGATGTGGCTGATGCGACACGCACCATTGCCCTCTTCGCAGCCAGCAGCAGCGCCGGCCGACGAGATGGCACTTTCTATCGACGGCTTGATTTCCATCTGCAGCGCGCGTCCTCAACCCGGTACGCCCTGCGGTGACGCATGGGAGAAGGGCACTCGGCAAGGCTGGCAATGGGCGCAAGCCCGCGCGGCCCTTCTCGCCGCATCCCCTGTCGAGCAGCCCGCAGCAGCGCCGATCCCGATGCTCCTCTTCTGCCCGCGTTGCGGTACGCAGCACATCGATGCGCCCGAGACCAAGCCGGACGATCAAGACGACCGCGTGCCCGTCACGACGTGGGCGAACCCACCGCACCGCTCGCACCTGTGCCACGCCTGCGGAATCATCTGGCGTCCGGCCGACGTTGCGACCGTTGGTGTCGCCGCAATCGAAACGCACGGCAAAGCCGACACGTGGACGGCCGGCACGCCGTGGATCGGCCACAATCGGCCGGTCGACGTCTCTGCCGATGAGACAGGTGAGGATGGGGCGAAACCGGTCGCGTGGTTCATCGACTGGCCCGATGAGCCCGAACTCGGGCATTACTTCGCAGAAGAACCATGCGATCCCAAGTATGGACGCAGTCGCGCGCTCGGCTTCATCGAGTCCCGCTCCCCCGCTATGGCGGCAGCAGCGCCGGCCGAAGAAATGATCCGCTTCTGTCCCGAGTGTGGTCGGCTCGGCGATATTCCGGCCGGCTACGAGGCATGTTGCCCGGATTGGTCGCAGGCGCGAATTGTGCCGAAACGCTTCGCGGAACTGTGCGCCGAGACGTTCAGGCTCTGCGTGAGCCAGCCCTTTCCGCAGTCGACAGCAGCGCCGGCCGACGAGCGGGCGGCATTCGTGAAGCTGATCGGCTACGATCGGCCCGATACGGAGGGCGTTGCGCAGGCTGCATGGGATGGCCAGCGTGCGACGTGGCTCGAAGCGCTGGAGTACGCCCGCGCGGCAGCATCGCCCGCTGCGGAGGCGGCTGATCGGAGCGAAGCCCCGCTGATTGGCCGATGGCATCACGGCAATGGCGTGCTGGTGTGCGGCTCTATCCGCGTAGCGGTAGAGAGCTTCGATACGCAGCCAAGCCAAGAATTTATGGGCCAGATGTTCGACTGGATATGCGAAACGCTGAACACAGCGATCGCCACTCCGCAACCCGCGCAGGCCGATGCACCGGCCGATGTGACTCCGATCCCCTACGACGGACTTACCGAGAAATTCACGGACGAAGTAGCCCGTCTCGCGAACGATCCGCCCGGCATTCGCGAAGCAGTCGCGGGCGCGCTGGAGAGTTGCGGCGCGATCATTGCCCCGGCCGACGCACCGGCAGAGGGGCGCGAGCCGGATGCGTACGTCCCGATCCACCCGCGCAACGGCCCGCTGTGGGCGAGCACGGTCACATCACTCGATGCCGACCGGCCCGCGTCTTTTCCCGTGCGAGGCGTCTATCTCGGATCCCCCGCCGATGCGGGAGAGGCGAAACTCATCGGCTATGCGGCGCAACATCGTATTGACGGCATGTCGGATCGCTTCCCGTGCTTGGTCTACCCCAATACGGACGCAGACTGCACCGTTGCCATCTACACCGCCCCGCCCCCTGCGAGGGTGGCGAGCCTGACGGATGCTGCGCGAGACGTTCTCGCCGAGCGCCGCCGTCAGGTCGAGGCCGAGGGTTGGACGCCCGAGCACGATGACAAACACGGTGGCGGCCTTATGGCGCGAGCGGCTGCCTGCTATGCAATGGCGGCGTCGCGGCCAATGTCTCATCTCGTATGGGCTTGGGACAGCATTTGGCCGTGGGATCGGAGTTGGTGGAAGCCCACCACCGACCGCCGCAACCTGGTCAAGGCCGGAGGCCTGATCCTTGCCGAGATCGAACGCCTCGACCGTGCTGCCCGCCCTCTCCAAGGAGCCGACCATGACTGACAAGCTGACGGAATTCGATGCACTTCTCGAAGACCTTGAAGGTGCCATCGCCGAAACGGCTGTTTTCAATGCCACCCAACGCTCAATGACTGTTCGGATGGTGCGGCCGCGCCGCGAGAAGCTGATGAATTTCGTGCGCGCCCTTCTCGCCGCCCCCACGCAGCAGCCAAGCGACACACATCGAATTGACGACCACGAAGTGGTGCTTGGCAAGTGCATCAAGTGCGGCGCGCCAATACAGCAAGCAGCAGCGGACCAAGTTGCGCACGATCGCAAAATGGTAGCGCCGGCCGACGAGCGGGCGGCGTTGGACGTCTTCTCGCCATTCAATGCGTGCATGTACCGCGATGAATGCCGTGCCCGCGCGGCAGCATCGCCCACTGCGGCAGCAGATGTTACGGACGACATGGTGACTAGATTCTTGGGCTGGCGGGTGCCTGACGATTTCGCCCCGGACGCCGGCATATCGTTCAAGCCGCCAATAAATCCCGATTTGTGGCCGGTTGGTACGAACCTGCTGACCGCGCCTCAAGCGCGTCAAATGCTTGAACACGTGCTTGCCGCCCCGCAACCCGCGCAGGCCGACGCACTGGACACTATCCCCGACGAATGCGCGGCCAGCGGCGCATCGTGCAGCTACGCGCCGGAAGGCCGTCACGGCGAAATGCAGTGCCGGTACTGCGGGAAAGCGCAGGCAGGCGCACCGGCAGAGGCGCGCGAGCAGCCGAAGTCGTTGGCGGAAGTGTGGGATAGCGCGCTGGAGCAGATCAAGACCGATCCGGCGCTTCTGGCGAGGCTTCGCGCAGCCATCGACAGCGCCCCCGCCGATGCGAGATCGGGCGACGCGATCGCGCGTTCGAAGCGAATCCTCGCGCTGGTTGACGATTACCACGAGAAGCCGACATCAGATAACCGCACGTCCCTCCGGAAAGCGTTGATGGCCGAATTCGAGACCGCCCCGCCCACCGCGAGGGTGGCGAGCCTGACGGACGAGCAGCGCGAGGCGATCAAGTTCGCCGTGACTTGGTTCGATCAATCGGTTCTGCCCAATACACCCTACAGCGGCTATTCCAAAGCGCTGCACGCCCTTCTCAATGGAGCCGACCATGACCAGTAAGCTGACGTTCCATATCGAGCGCGACGGAAAGTACAACGTGCTCACATACAAGGACGGCGGATGCCGGCCTGCGACGCCCGAAGAAATTGAACTGTGGGACGCCCTTCTCGCCCCCACGCAGCAGCCGAGCGGCGAGGTGCCGGGCGGTCGCACCTATCCCGATGAAATGTCGCCCGCACTGCGCGATGTTCTCGGGCGGCCGAATTTCTGGTGCGGGCCGATCGCGCATGAAATGCGCGCCGCAGGCGCAGAGATCAAGACGAAGGCCGAGGACGAACAGGCGCACGTTCTGCACTGGCTCGTAAAGCTGGTTCTCGACCACGGCGACGACTGGCAGAAGCACGCCGCGACGGACCTGCGTGCGATACGCGAGAAGGCCGACGCCGCCCGCGCCCAAGGAGGCGAATAGAAATGAGCAAGTACCAGAAACTCGACGCGCTGATTCTCGCCGAGATCAGCGACACGCCGCGGCGATTCGACAGCATCTTCGCGGTCTCTGCGATCTATGCGGAGTGCCGCACGTTCTTAGGCGTGCGCGAGCCGTTTCGCGTGCTTGATCTGCGCCTCCAGGCGCTCCGCAAGGCCGGGAAGATCCGATCGACTTCGACGGGATGGGTACGGGTATGAGCGCGATCATCAGCCCGTGCTGCGGCTACCGCTATCGCCTTGAGCGCGACGTCGCGCCGACCGGGATCGTCGTCGCATTCTTCGGCGTCAATCCGTCGCGCGCTGACGCCAGCGTGCGCGATCAGACCGATCTGAAGTGGACCGGCTTTGCGGCCCGCTGGGGCGCGCGCAAATACATCGCCGGGAATCCGTTCGCCTTCCGCTCGCCGAATGTTCGCGACCTGGTCGCGGTTGTCGACCCGATCGGCCCCGAGAACGATGCGCATCTCTCGCGGATCATCGCCGACGCCGACCTGCTCGTCCCGTGCTGGGGCGACCGGTACAAGCTGCCGCGCGCGCTGCGCCCGCGGCTCGACGTCGTCGCCGACATGCTGCGCGCTGCCCGCAAGCCGCTGAAGGTGTTCGGGCTGACAGCTAAGGGCGACCCGAAACACCCCCTGATGCTGGCGTATGACACCGCCCTTATCGACTGGATCGCACGATGAGCGAGAACTCGAAAATCGAATGGACGGACCACACCTTCAACCCGTTCATTGGCTGCACGAAGGTGTCGCCCGGGTGCGACCACTGCTACGCCGAGCACATGATGGACACCCGCATGCACAGGGTCGTGTGGGGGCCGCGCGGCGAGCGCGTGCGCACCTCGGCGTCGACGTGGCGACAGCCGGTCCGCTGGAACGCGCGGCACGCCGAATTCTTCGCCGCGCACGGCCGGCGTCAGCGCGTCTTCTGCGCATCGCTCGCGGACGTGTTCGATAACGCCGTCGATCCGGCGTGGCGCCGTGACCTGTTCGCGCTGATCGAGCAGACGGCGAATCTCGACTGGTTGCTGCTGACGAAGCGAATCGGCAATGTCGCGGAGATGCTGCGCGGGATCGGCATCGACCGGCTGCCGGATAACATCTGGCTCGGCGCGACGGTCGTCAACAAGGCCGAGGCCGATCGCGACATCCCGAAGCTACTCGCGGTGCCGGCTCGCGTGCGCTTCCTGAGCATGGAGCCGCTGCTCGGGCCGGTCGACCTCAATCGGCCGATGCCGGGCCCCGACATCGATCAGGGAAGCGGCGCGAAGATCTGCCAGCCGTGGATGATCCAGAGCGGCATCGATTGGGTGATCGTCGGCGGCGAAAGCGGCCACGGCGCGCGGCCGATGCATCCGACATGGGCGGCCGACCTGCGCGACCAGTGCGAGCGCGCCGGCGTGCCGTTCCTGTTCAAGCAATGGGGAGAGTGGCTGCCTGTCGAGACCGACGGTGATTGCTATGGCGTGGCGGACGACGGCAGCGATCGCGAGCTCGGCGGCCGGTTGCGGATGACCACGCTCGGCACGCAGCAATTCCTGCGCGTTGGCAAGCGCGCCGCCGGCCGGCTGCTCGACGGCCGCACGCATGACGAATTCCCGGAGGTTGCCTGATGCCCATGGTCACGAACGACGAGCTCATCGAGCTGACCGGCGGCCTCAAGCAAGGCGCTGCGCAGAAGCGCTGGATCAAAAAAGCGCTCAATATCGACGCCCCGCTCAAGGCCGACGGCCACCCGTTCCTCACGTGGGAACAGGTGAATCAGCGCGACGAGCCGGCTGAGCGGAAATCGAATATCAACTGGCAAACAGCATGAAAAGGAAAAAGAACATCCTGCGCGACGGCCTGCTGCCGCGCATGGAGGCCATCCCGCGGAAGAAGGGAATCAGCTACCGCTACCATCCGCCCGGAGCCAAACCGATCGGCCTCGGCATGGACAAGATCGCGGCCGTGCGGAAGGTGCTCGACATCATCGGCGCGGCAGGCGACACCGGCACGATCGGCAAGCTCTGGGAGGAGTTCCAGGAGACGGACCGCTGGAAGCGATACGCGCCGGACACGCGGAAGGATTATGAGCAGTGCGCCGGGCCGCTGCTGCTCCGGTTCAAGGACGTGCGCGCCGCGGACATCGAAGCGCCCGACGTCGCACGCTACCTGCGCAAGGAGCGGAAGGATGCGCCGGTGCGCGCCAACCGGGAAATCGCCCTGCTCTCGAACCTGATCGGCCTGGCGATCGACTTCGGCCAGGCGAGGACGAACCCTTGCCGCGAGGTACGCCGTAATGAAGAGCAGCCGCGCACCGAGGCACCGGATCCCGAAGACTTCCAGGCGTTCGCGGCATGGCTCGCGCAACAGGGTGGACAGCGCGCCGTGATCGGCATGGCCGCCGAATACGCCGCGCTCGCCGGCAACCGCAAGATCGAGTTCCTGGACCTCACGTGGCCGCAAATCGACCGGAAAGCGGGTTTCATCCGTGTGAAGCGCGCGAAGCAGCGCGGGAAGAAGCGCGGCGAGGTGATCGAGCAGATCGAGATCACGCCGCCGCTCGCCGAGCTGCTAGATCGGCTCGAAGCGTTGCGCGGCGACAAGGAATGCCTGTACGTCTTCACGACGCGGCTCGGCACGCACTACACGCGCGACGGCTTCAAGGGGTTCTGGGGCAAACGGATGAACGAGGCGATCGAGCTGAAGATCATCCAGCGGCGCTTCACGTTCCATGACCTGCGCGCATACTACGCGACGCAATTCAAGCTGGAGCGCGGCACGCTGCCCGACCTTCACGCGAATCCGGCGACGACCGCGCGGGTCTACGATCGCAACAAGATCGTGAAGCGGAAGGCGCTGTAAATTCCATTTTGTGGAATTCCAAAGCAAAAACGGCACTGGATAAAATCTCAGTGCCGTTCGCTAAAGCTTTGATACCGCTGGGAATTCTGTGGGGTGGCTGATGGGACTCGAACCCACGACAACAGGAATCACAATCCTGGACTCTACCAACTGAGCTACAGCCACCACTGATACCGCTTGCTTCTTTGCTGCGTCGCTTTGTTGTTCAGCAGCGAAGAAGTGAAATTATATGGAGCTTTTTTATTCTTGCCAAGCGTTTTTTTCAAAAATTTCTTCGGCCGCGTAAAGATGCGCCCGCGCCTCGTCGAACACGGCCAGATCGCCGCGCGCGAGCTTCTTGTTGTCCGACAGCACGCGCCGCCAGCCGCGCGCGCCCGCAACGCCGCGATACAGCCCGAGCGCGTGGCGCACGACTGCACCGAGGTACGTGCCGCGCTTCAGCTCCGCCGCGCAGTATTCGATCAACCGCGCTTCCGCTTCCTCGCGCGTCGGCGCCGCGTCGTTCGCGCCATAGAACCGCGCATCGACGCCCGCCAGCACATAAGGATTGTGATACGCCTCGCGGCCGAGCATCACGCCGTCAACGTGTTCGAGATGCTGCGCAACTTCGTCGAGCGTCTTGATGCCGCCGTTGATCACGATCTCCAGCGACGGAAAATCGCGCTTCAGCCGATATGCATAGTCGTACTTGAGCGGCGGAATCTCGCGGTTTTCCTTCGGCGACAGCCCTTTCAGGATCGCGTTGCGTGCATGCACGACGAACACTTCGCAGCCCGCCTCAGCAACCGTGCCGACGAAATCCCGCACGAACGCATACTCTTCGACCGCATCGACGCCGATCCGGTGCTTGACGGTCACCGGCACCGACACGGCGTCGCGCATCGCCCTCACGCAATCCGCGACGAGTTGCGGCTCGTTCATCAGGCACGCGCCGAACGCGCCGCGCTGCACCCGTTCCGACGGGCACCCGCAATTCAGGTTGATTTCGTCGTAGCCCCACTGTTCGCCGAGCTTCGCGGCGCGCGCGAGATCGTCCCGCTCGCTGCCGCCGAGCTGCAGCGCGACCGGCGATTCGCTCGGCGTGAACGCGAGGTGGCGCTGCGCGTCGCCGAACAGCAGCGCGCCGGTCGTGATCATTTCCGTATAGAGCCATGTATGGCGCGTGAGCGTGCGGTGGAACGACCGGCAATGACGGTCGGTCCAGTCCAGCATGGGCGCCACGGACACGCGGCGGGGAGGAAGCGAAGACGAAACGGGCATGGAATTCGGGCAACGAGCGGCGCAGGAAGCAACCTGCCATTTTACCGCAACCGGCGCCCTGCCCGCCCGACGCTATGCATCCGCGTCGCCGGCAAGCTCCGCATCGACCGCGCGCCGCGCCTCGTTCAGCACGCGCTCGATCACCCGGCGCTCGGTCAGCAGCAGCCCGTCGACCTTCACGAGCCGCCAGTCGATCCGCACCGCGTCGCCTTGCAGCACGCGGTAGTGCACGTGCTCGCCGTCCCACACCTGCTCGGTCTTCACTTCGATCTCGAAGCCGCGGTACGGCTCGCTGTAGTCGCCGAGATCGCTGCCTTTCAGTTCCAT